CGGCGCGCCAAAAATTTTATGAATACTTTTGTTTGCGACGATTTCTGTGAACCAAAGCATTACAGGCCTGGCGCCAAAATTATACCATACGGCTGAAAAGCTGTCAATAGGGGTTTTCACCTATGTTGTATTTTCGCAAATTTTAAAAAACACTTGTTTTTTGGCTGTTTTGTCTGTATAATAGAACACATGATGAAAACAAAAACCCTTCCAAAAAGCCGTGGCTTTGCCACCATTGTAAATGGTAAACTTACTGTTTACGTTGGTGCAACTCAGCGTGAAATGACTATGAAGTTTTTTAATACCAAAGTAGTCAAGGTAAAATTTGACTATTTGGGGCTTGGCAGGGTTGCAAATGTTGAAATTGTGTGATATAATTGTTTTTTAACGTGAAGGAAATCAAAATGGAAAAGACTACTAAAGCGGTAAATTATACCGCAGAGCAAACCACCAAAATGGTGGCCGATTATCAGGCTGGTGTTGCAGTTGAAACCATTGCCCAAAATTTGGGCAAAACTGTTCGTTCGGTTGTTGCAAAACTTAGCCGTGAAAAAGTGTATGTGGCTAAAACTTACGTTTCAAAAACTGGCGCTCCAGTAGTTAAAAAGGATGCCCATGCCGATGCAATCGGTGCGATTCTCAAAATGACTGAAGCTGAAATCGAAAGTCTTACAAAAGCTAATAAAACAGCATTGGAAAAGATTTTCTCTGCATTGGCAAATTCAAAGCCAATTTGATTAATGGGGCATTATGCCCCATTATTTTAATTTTAAAAGGAAACCAAAATGATGATTAACTTTCCCTCATTTGCAGATAAACCCCTAATTCTCACATTTCAGCAACTGGGAATTAATCCCAGCGATTATAATGGTTTGCCATTTTCAAAAATCAGGCCGGAATATATTAATATTGCCGCTGATTATTTCTTGGAAATAACGGGCGATCGTGATTATGAGACATTCGCGCATTATGAATGGGAAATTGATTATCTCGCAGGATTAATTAAAATCCCCAGATCAGCATTAGTTGAATAAAATAAACCCGCTATAATGCGGGTTTTATTTTGCCCACAAATTACTACTTTTGTTTGCAAACCCAAAATGAATACTTTTGTTTGCAAAACTGCGCCAAAATTATATCATATAATTTTCGCCCGTGTCAAGCACTGTTACAAACTGTTACAATTGGGTGTTGTTTTTCTGCCACTTGGCACGATTCTTGCGCCACGCGGAATACGAATCATTCTCATTTGCATTCGCAATTGCGTGTATGCTTATATAATCATGCACTTATATAAGCAAACGCTTATATGTGTACTTTAGTACGCATGCACAGTGGTGCTGCGCCAGTGCGAAACCTTCAAGTGCAAAACCTTGAGCTTTCCGGCCAAGTGGTGGACCTGCGCCAAATTATACCAGTGCCGAATCGAAATTGTCAAGAGAAAATTTTTTTATTTGAAGTGTTTGATCAAGTTTTGTATAATATTTATATTACTTAGAAGGAATGGCAGATGACAACACGTGATTTTTTCGCAGATTTTCATAGTGAGCACTACTCGGAATTTGTGGAAGCAGAACTCCGCGAAATGTTTTGTGATACTACTCCACAAGTCGAAATTTTTGAATTTGACGATGTTCCCTTTTAACAGTATAATAATATCTTAAACAGCGCAGAAACCAATCAAAGGACATATGATGACTAAAGCAACCACTCAAAATTACACCCCTGAACAAACTGTTGAACTCGTTACTGGCTACCAGTCGGGTAAGACCGTGGAACAACTCGCCGAGACCCTGGGCAAAACTGTCAGGTCGGTTGTGGCTAAGCTGTCGCGCGAAGGCGTGTACGTGGCCAAGACCCGCCAGGTCGGTGTGGCTCGTGTGAAAAAGTCTGAGCTGGTTGACAAACTGGCACACGCTTGCGGTGTGGCTCCAGAAGTGTTTGAATCTCTGGAAAAAGCCAACCACGAAGTCTTGGAACGACTTGTTGCCGAACTGGCCTGACTGCCACGGTTGAGGGTCAAGAAATTTTAACTTGATGCCTCAATCCACTTTTGATATAATAATATCTTAGAAATTAACAAAGAACCCCAATCGGGAATGGCTTAATGAATACCGTGTGATTACTCAACCGGTGCCAGTTCTGCCCAAGCAGCCGCAACCACTAACCAGTCACTGAATGACGTCTCACCTGCGAAGCTAGTCTATGGGAAACGATTGGAATTTCTTTGTTGATTCTTTTCCTTGATTACTGTATAATACTTATATAAATTAATAGATTGGGTGACAGCGGACACAGCGATATATTACTGCTATGTGATACCGTCTTAATTGTGGGAAATCACCGAGCCACAGCCCTAAAGAATTCGGTGTTATGAGACCAGCTCTGTGCGCATCTGGATAACAACTTAATTGGTGGCGAAGGCCTCTACCACCAGCCAACTTACATGCTCCCGTCGTCTACTGGCTAGGACGCTGCCCTTTCAAGGCGGAAAAGACGGATCGAAACCGTTCGGGAGTACCAACCCTCTGATGAGCACATGCAAGTTGTGCGAAACCTTAAACCTCAGCAACAGTTTGCAGCGATCTTCCCAAATCGCTCGCTGGCGCAGTTTAGGGTCAGGATGAAAACCCAGACTTGTTCTGGAAATGAGTAATGCTAGGGAACCGTCCCTATATCCCATGTCGTCTTATCCTGTACCCACGTTAAAAGGTCTTATAAATAGCTAGTGTGGCGGACTATATAGTGCCCGAGCAATAACAACCCGTAAGGTTGTTCGACCCTAAACTGCAGAGGGTTCGTAAAATTATCTAGTCGGAGCCAACCGTAACAAAGCACGACCCCAAACCACACAAGGGTCATTAAAAATTATGTGAGGTTGCTAAGCGGTGGACCCGTAAGCCGACAAAGCCCAAAGTCGCAAAAAATGTGGTGGGGTGAAGACCCGAACCAATACTGTAAGTCACGGATATCCTGGACAATGCCCGAGACGCACCCAGGACTGAAACGTGCAACCCAAACTCCCCACAAAAGACAAGCGTACTCTGGAATTAACCACAACACCAGGCACGACTGCTATACTTTAGGGTCAGGTAGTAAGAGTCGGAGTTGGTTACTCCGCAGTAATGTTCCTGAACAGAGTAAAAAACCTCGAGAGTTCAAAAGCCCCTGCGCAGTCGCCCTGCCAGGGGCTTTTGTTTTGGTTGCCTAACTTGTGTTGCCCAGTCTGCGCCAAATTATACCAGTGGGTAACCTATCCTGTCAAGTGGATATTCACTTATCTGACCCTAAGCCGTGGCAAATTCGAGGCAATAAAAAAGCCCCATTATCCGAAGATAGTGGGGCTTTGCTGCATTTAACAAAAATTAAGTCAAATTTTGTCCGATTGTGTCGATTTAGGGTCAGATAAAGCACGCTCAATCATTACCAGCACTGTTTTGTTCACCTTTTCCAGCGATTCCAGCAATTCTAGGTTGGTGTTGAGCAAATGTGCAATTCGTTCGATGTGCTCTGACTTTTTAACTGGAATTTCACCGCGCTTGTTGACATATGACTTTTTTTGGTACACCCCGAGGCTGCTCAGCTTGGCAATTACGCTCCGCTCTGGCACGTCAAGCTCTAAAGCTAGGTCCGGCACCGAAACACCTGCAGTGTACTGTTGGACCATGTGGTCACAAATTTCTTTGGTATAACGCATTTTAAACCTCCCAAGGCAAGTAACTGTTGTCTTGCTTTGTTGGAGTCTTAACTGGCGCAACTGGTGCTGCCGGCTTAAAAATATCGTTGGATACTAGCGGCTGTGGAACATTGTCCCAATTAACAGGGTCTAGTACCATATATTCGTTGCGAATGGTTGGGTGTGCTAACCAAATTTGTGTAAGCATTGTGACCGCCAGCTTAGGCAGGTGACCCAATTCGGTATCTTGGATACCAGTCAGGGACCATGTTGAAAGCGGGTTCTTGGTCTGACCCTCAGTTCGACCACTTTTGGCTGTTAAACCAATCTCACGAATTTCTAGTAGTCGTTCTAGTGATAGTTGTGGAACTTCTGTTAGCATCATGGCTTGTGCTAGATTTTTGTCTACAACATACTTGATATCGTCACGACTCCATGAACTATAAGGAATGTTCTGGTACTTTTTAAAGGCTGCCAACACAAGCGGTACTAGTGCTCCATAGTGAGCACCTTGTGGCGAGCTTTGTTTTTGGATTAGCTGACCACGTGAAAGTTTTGTGGCTACCAAGTACATACCGCGCAGTTTAGGGTCGGAACCCAAATTCTGCATAAGTGTTTGTGCTGCATCAATCTTTGAATCCTTCCACACTGGCTTAAAGCTGCCGAACTTAGCAAGCATTTGTGGCATCATCCACGAATTATACTGTGGAATCCGTTGACGCTGTGCAACTTCTTCTAGTTGTTCTAAGGTGGCTTCCGCGAACTCTTCAAAAGGATATGCTGAAATATCCTGCTTTGTTAACACTACTCCTGTGTAGCGATTTAAAAATGACATAATAACGCCTAAAAATAAAAAATCCCGAACCGTGTCGGGTGGAAAAGGTGGGACGAATACTCAACCCACAAAAATTGCTTTGGTACATAACAAATACACAAAGCAATAAAAAACAAAAAAGTTGCCCCAATCAGCAATGCGAGATTGTTTAGTTATACTAGATAAATTGACCCTAAATTGCAGCAGCCGTTGAAACCTAACGTCGACAGGGCTCCTAAGTTTCAAGCTACCGCATTTAGTGAATTTATCACTATAACTACAATCTTAACTCTCTAGAAGTTATATTAAATTATAGCATACTTTTTGGAAGAAAGCAAGGTGTATTTTTTCTATGGGGATACGGCCTGGTCTTTTTCGTATTCGTGCTGACAATCCAAGCGGCATTGAATATACAATTCCCGGAACTGTTCGGCACGTTCTAGCCCGTCGTCATTGGGGTTTATTTGTAGGTGTGCTAAATGGTCGCTTAGGTAATGAATAAAGAATTCATCGAATCTGCCAATTAGCACGTGCTGCGTTTCTGTTGTGAATTGTGGATTTCCCAAGAAATCGTAGCCAGCAAAAGTATGCCAGGTTTTTGTGTAATCTCGTGTATTTGTGAACATTTTAGCCTTGTAGTAATGCTTTTGCTTTGACGGCTATTTGGTCTCGGCTTAGGGTCAAGTCGATGTATTGATAGTGCTCAAGAGCCGCGACAATTGCAAGAAAATCTTCGAGTTCGCCTACCAGTTCTTGGAGATTAGTGGTTGTACGATCTGGGTGCTTGTTGTTTTCACCAAAGCGGTTAATTTTCGAAACCGCTTGAATTATTTCAGCCGCTTCTTCTTGTAGTTTGGCTGTTAGGTATTGAATTTTATAGCTCATTGAATGTAGTGCTCTACCAGAGTGTTAATAGACCAGACTAACAGCAGTGCAACCACCAGTACTCCACCTATAATTGGTGTTGTTATTACTGCCGCTACCAGCATTGCTACCAAGACAGCAATGGCTACACAGACTTTAATGGGCGGTAATTTATTCAGCATCAACAATCTCCAAGAATTTAAACAGTGTCATTTGTGTGGGGTCGTAGTCTACACCATCAATTTCAAAACCCATAGCTTTAGTGCCACAGTTAGTTTCATACATCCACCACATCAGCCACTCAAAAAGTTCTGGGCCAAGTAGCTGTTCGACAAGTTCTGTATAAGCACCTTCAATGGGTTCTGCTAGACCAAAGATCGAGTTATCCGACCCTAAGGCGGCAAAAGCTTGGCTGACGGCCTCCTCCCCAGCTCGTTGCTGAATGTTGGCCATGCAGTAGTTGTAAGCAATTTTGTGTGTGGATTTCATAGTTGTGGTTTAGTAGGTGGTACAGGTTCCCAGCGGATGCCTAGTAGTTTGTGTGTTAGCCAGCGTTGTAGTCGGTTTGGTGGTTTAGCGATGTAAAACTGAAAGTACACATCTGTGCTATTCCCAAAACTCCAACGCCAGTTTGCTTGAGGCGGCGCGATAGATTTGTAAAAGTGGCTCATTTGTTGTGTTTAATGTGGTTTAGTAGGTTTTGTTGGTCTAGCCAGCTTTCCGAAACTGGAATCTGGCCGAATAAGTAGTAGTCTGTGAGTGCTTGAGTCTTTTGCACTGTGGTGGGTTTAGGCGAACCCAAGCTGTCTAGTATCCATACACGATTGCCTGGTTCCACGAAAAATCCATCAGCAGTAACACCAGCAGCACGTTGGTTTAGCACTGCTTCAGCAAACTGCGTTAATTCTGCGTGTTGCACTGGGCCGATTGCAGCCCAGGCTCGCAGTCTTGGTGTTTGGTCTAGTATTTGTTTTAGGTTCATGTTAACCCCAAGTTCTGTGCATTTCAGCTACGTGTTCCCAGCCGTCGTATTCGGCAATAAACCACTCAACGTCATCTGGCACGTCCACAACTTTTAAAGTGCTGTAGCGGCCATTGGCGGCTAGACCAAGTTGTTGGACAACCTGCACTAAGTATCGGCAGTCTCGTGGAATGTTTCCGTCATAAAAGAAGTTTTCGTCTGCAATTTCATTGACATACCAACTGCTTTTACCAAAAAGTGATTCTGAGCCTCGTACTAAGTTTTGGTGTGTTAACTTGCCGTACAATTCAGTGGCTGCATCTGAAAGGCCAAACCCGCCGTGGCAAGCATTGATTACAATTTTTTGTGTCATGTTATTCCTTTGGATGTGCAACATTGCAAAGCACTGCGAGAGCTTGCAGCTCGCCGTGTGTTAACTGAAAAGTTCTGTTACCAAGTGCAACATCCCAGCCTTCGCCGTTTGCCCACTCACATACTTCTACCATGTCAACTGGCCTAGCCAGGTGGCAGTAATCTTTGAGATCAGCGTAAACTGTTCTGCGTTGTGCAAATTTCATGCTAGTTCCTTTCGGGTTGAGTATTCATCTACAGCATCTTCTGGTGGATTGTCCAGTGGGTGCAAGTACTTGGCTTTGCTGGCAAACAAGCTCCGCAGTCCGCCGCCTACGGCGGTAACCACCTCTGGCGTAATCTTCCACACATCGTCAAAAATGTTTTGCTCAGCAACCACAATCTTGCCGTTGCAGTCGTGGCCAAGTTGTTTGCTTGGCACGCCACGAATCATACAAAGTGTTCCAGGTTTAATCATAATTTCTCCGTTTAAGTATATATTATAACCCAAAAAGCACAAAGCCACAAGTGCATTTCTGCAATTGTGGCTTTTATGTGTTGCCGAAAAACAACATTTAGGGTTTGTTAACTGGAAACGGCCAGTTTGAGTTGTTAAACTCGTCTTCAAGTTGATGCTGGCGTTGAGTTTTATAACAAGTGGTAGCGCACTGCTCAGTTGTACCAGGCCAACCACAAGTGCAACGACGTCCTTGATCACAGTCTTGAGTACAACCGTTGTTGGTGCAGTTTAGTGTGCGATCATTTAGTGCCCACCATGTCAGCCCACCAACAATTGTCGCCAAACAAATTATTGCTACAATAGTTAAAAGTGTCATAGTTTAATCCCACAGTGCTTGATAGTATTTGCCGAATAAACGAAATCCGTTTTGTTTACGCTTTGTAAAAGCCTCAAGTGCTTCATCATCGCATTTGACGTTGCCCAACATTTTGTCAATGCCAGTTTTGCCGCTTGGAAACGGCCAGCACTCATCAGGTACATCGTGTTGCCAGCAAGCATCTTGATCTGGATCACCAAGCGCTTCTTGGCGGTGTGCCCAGATAATTTCGTCTAAGACCCAGTCCCAGCGATCGTGGTGATTATCGTCAATATCCCAGTCATTTTCCTTTGGCGGCGCTTCGGTTGAGCGTAGTCCCAGACCTTCGGGAACATCTTCGTCGTCAACACATGGTGAACCGTGCTTGTGCTGCTTTAGTTTTTCCAGCAGTGGCAGTGCGATTAGGCTTAGTGTATGGTCAGCACCCCACACATCGTAGTTGTCAATGTGAACATAAACCTGGCGTTGACGGCGGTCTTGAATCCACTGACAGGTTTTGGTAATCCAGCTATCCGAACCATCTTGGTTCTCAGCCAGCCAAGTACCAAAGTCGTGAACCCAGTCAGGCTTCACCTTAAAGCCATGTTCGTCAGTTTGTGGCTTAGCCCAAAAGCAGAGTGCTTCTGCGATTTGGTAAGGTCCCACCCACTTAGGGTACGGTCCAATCTTTACTTTCATAACAATCCTCAAAAATGTGTTGCTTACAAATTTCGCTGGCTTCTTCAAATGTAGGCCAACGTTTGTGTTCGTCGTAGTAGTGGTAGGCTTCGCAAACTATACATCCACGAAAGTATTCTGAGCAGCGTTTGCCATAACCAAAGCCACGCTTTTGGTTGGCTCGGCGACGCATTTTGCGTAGCTTCATTAAAACAGCTCCAGCTGATTGATGTGGCTGTGCAAGTTTTCACGAGCACGATCATAGACTTCGCTGGGAGTTACCAGTTCTGGGTCTAGACCCTCAACTGCACAAGCGTACTGAGCCAGGCACAAGTTGATTTCGTCCCACATAGAGTTGGCTCCAGCTACAAATGCCTGACGCATCCAGTAGTCACGATTCTCTTTGTTACCAGGATTGCCACTCATGTAAACTTGTGCACGATTGCTACCAGTATCTGGATAGGCTTCGTCAAAAAACCAGTTATTGAATTCACGAGTAATGTTATATTTGGGCTGTTTCATACAAAAAGTTTATAAATGTTAACGACAATGGCAAGTGCCACTAAGAACCAAAGACTTACTACCAAACCAATAGCTATATAGCTTAGGGTTTTAATAAATAAAACAAATACTTGGTCTAGTAGTTTGAAAATCATTAGTATGGCCCTTGGTGGTTGTCACAAGCAATGGTAATATCAGGAAAAAAGTTTTGCACAACACGAACAACATCACTATCACTGCCATGCTTTTGTGCATTGCGAAGTGCATTGCGTAGATCATCTAGCAAGTTGTGGTACTGCGGTGCATTTAGGTAGATCCTGGCTTCATCAGCATCTTGGCAAGTAATTTTAAGTTCTAGCATATTTGTTGAGTTGTTTGAGTGTTGAAAGGTCGGTTACTGGTTGGTAATTAGACTTTGCCATTGGCACAATGCAGTGCTTAAAGGCACGTGCAACTTTCTCACCACAAGGCAAACAAGTGTGTTTGCCTAATGCCCAACGGCGTGGGTTTACGTCATCTGAACATTTTACGCAAAAATACATGATTGAAGTCTCCGAAATATGAATTATTATATCATAATGGCTCAGAGACTTCAACAGTTTATTTTCGCATTACACGGACAAGTTGGTCAGTAAGGTGACGAATTGCTTTGCGGTAGCTTTGCACAGTTGCTTGCTGGCCTGGCAGCCAGTGAGGTCGTAATGCAAGTGCAAGTTCTTCGTCGTGTGTTACTAAAATGGTCTTAAGAGTTCCATCTCGCCAACGCAGCTTTTCACAATAAATAGTAACTGTTTGTGGACCCTCAACTGAACCAATTGCTACGTTTGGGTTCTCACCAAACTGCACAGGTCGCAACACAGCAACACGTACTGCACCCTGACGCTCTAATTGTTCCAGTAACCATTGTGGCAAGTCTAGTACAGTAATGGCTTCAAAGTCTTGGGTGTAAAGCACAACGTTCATGGCTTTCGTCCTTTAAAATACTCTGCCAACTCCAACATACTGGTTTTGAAATCTTCATTAGTTTCTACTAATTTACCGTGCCAGTAGATTTCTCCTGTTGGAGTAATCCTGATTATTTCTTTTGCGACATTACTGCGTACATTGAATATATCTGGAGTAACTTCACCAACAGATAAATTAAATGAATATGGATTAGAAACATTCATTTATACATACCTGTGTTCTGGATGACGACCAGCATCAAATGCCGCTGTCATCCACTGCGTAATAATTTCAAACCGCTTCAGCGGGTCAGTTGTGTTATTTACTAAGTCATAAAACCGTTCTGATCTTAGTCCATATTCTTCTGGTTGGTTAAACCAACGATCAAATGCTTCATACTCATATTCTGGCTTTACCATTGTGCTTCTCCAGCAATAAGTTTGCGATGTTGAATCCAACCACGAAGGTTGCCTGACCACAAATCACCATTGGCACTTACATGGGTAACACCCGGCTCCCAGGTTTCTGGCTCGTAATTAGCATAAGTGGTCAAGTCCATGGGTGTAGCTTGATGCTCAACTGGTGACGCATGGCAAGGTTGTGATTCGATCAGCTGTTTAAAAATCTTGTGTGCTTTTTCATAGCTGTCGTCACTTTTGCGGTAACTAACCTGTGCACAGCAGCTAGCCGAAATGATCTTGGCTTGTTCTGTGGTAATTGGTGTGTCGGTTGCGTCCAAGTAAATTAACTCGCCACTGCTTAAGCGGTGCGACTTTACATAAGGCAAGTGCCACTCACCTGGTTGCAGCAGTTGTGGACTACTCTTGTTATAAGCATTACACATCTTCATAGCCAATTCGTGGATTTCTGGCTGTGCATCGGCATGAGCACGCAGCCACCAAAAGTTAGCCCACTCTGTTCCTGAAATAACAGTTTTCATTATCATCCAAGGCTCTGTAATACGGTTGGCTACTTGTTTGTGCAAACCAGCACGTTCCGACATTTGCTGTGCCCAATGCATTGCATCTTGCTGTGCACGTTGCCACATAAACTGTACATCAGTTAAGTTCATGCCAGCCAATTCTTCTTTGGCTTGCATACCAGGCTGATTTTTGCCCCAGTGCACAGGCCGTGCAGGATTTTCAGTCATGTGCTGATGCATAGCCTTAACCGGAATAGCGCGGCTAGATGCACTATTCTTTGATAGCATACGGTGTGTGTTCAACTCAGCTAAAATAAACCGTGGATACTCGATTTCCATGGTGGTCATACGCTGACCACGGGGGGACACCGAGTCGGCTAGGATACGTGCTGTAATAAGTTCTTTTGCGGTCTTCATCTAAAGCAATGGCTTTCTAGGTAATTTTTAACTGTGGTTTCGTCAACATCTTGTGGGCATTGCCCATTAAATGCTTTGTTGGGAGTAGTCCACCAGGTCATAACCAATTTTGGGTCACCTAGTAGTGCTACAAGCATATTGTGTAAGTAGTCGCCCATTTTCATGTTAGACCTCAATTATTTTGTGTGCGTCAAACCCAACACCGTCATTCATGGCATTGTAGTAACCATGAGGATTAGCAACCACACGAGTATCACCAATGACAATATCTGTAGCATCATGTGTGTGGCCAAAAAGCCAAGTAGTGTCAGACATAGTAGAAATATACTCACCAAGGTTATTAGCAAAGTAGTCATTGATTAGGTCCGGTCCACGAAAGCGTGGTGCAATGCACTCACGGGCTGGCAAAAAGTGTGTAACAACCACTACCTTCTTATCACCACGATTTTCATATTTGTACTTGATATGGTCTAGGTGCTGGTAGTAAGTTTGTGCACAACGGTTCACATCAAAGCCTTTGATTACACGGAAGTCGTTAATGCCACGCTTGGCTGCCGATTGCGAGAAAGGGTTTTCAGCAAAGTTAGTCCACAGTGTAGCTCCAACAAACAACACGCCGTCAATTTCAACGCTGCCTGGATTTAAGTAGTGCACGCCGTCAAGCTGTGCGCACTTTTGCATCATTTTGTGGTTAAAGTCGTCAAAGTCGCCACCATAGTACTCGTGATTACCTGGCACATACACAATGTGTGGAAAACCCAAGTCTTTAAAGTGTTTGATAACTTGTACAGTGTTGGTTGAACCGCTGGCAATGTCGCCAGCAAGCACAAGTACATCCTCGCCACGATATTCACTCATGGCGTGAGTTTTGTAGGGTAAACGGAATTCTGTGTGCAGGTCTGAAAGAAGTCTGATTTTCATAATTTTATTCCTTAATGTGTTTATTATAACACATTAAGCTGGGCGCTTCAACTGTAAAAAATGTGGTTTCCAATAACTGCAACACGTGTTTTGGTTTTGGCCCAATATGGTTTTACTTGTTTTGTGTGAAAGTGCGTGGCAGTAAAGTTCGGCAAAGCAACAGTTTGTGTTAATACTGCACGAGAAACTTCTTGTGCACTTTGCCAAGCTTTGGTGTCACGCACTCGCTTTGTTTTGTCCAATGTCCACGAAAACTGTCGGTGTGCATAAACAACGCCGCATACGGTGCTGTGAAATAAACCACTGTTAACACGGTTTAGTGTAACTTGGGCAACAGCTATTTGTCCAAGTAGTGATTCACCGCGAGATTCGTGGTAAATGTTTTTAGCCAAGCACTCTATGTCTTTAGCACTTGCTTTAACTGGGTACACTGGAGCTAATGTTCCAGTACCCAGTGTTAGTGATGCCAACAGCGTGGCTGCTAGCACTCCTGTTTTTAATGTTTTCATTTAAGATCTCCAAGATGCAGTCAAAGCTGCGCTGCTCTAGATCAGTTCCACTTCCACCGTCAAGTTTTAGTGCCAGTTGCTGCAGTAGAGCTAGTGTTTCGAAGGGTTTCATATTGATCAGCTAACTCCTCATGTTGACGTTGTAGGTTAAGCATTGCTATATTAGATTGCTGTAGTTGATTACTTAGTGTAACTATTACAGCTGCTGCTTTAATGGTTAGATGTGTAGGCGGAGTATTTACTTGGTAAGGATCGTTGTCACCATCTTGTACTGTATAACTATCTCCGTGCGTTAATCGTTGTACGAGCCAATTAATGTCCATATTTTCTTTTAAAAAATTGCTTAGAGTTACATTATAACTCAAACACCGTGCTGGGGCAAGTCAAAATTTTCGTGCTGTGCGCCAAACCACAAAAAAATTTTGTGTTGACTTGGCTGTACCGCCGTGATATAATTACAAATCTAGCACATCTGGGCCTTTTATTTATGAAACTAAGTGAGTTTATTAAAACCTACGCATTACAAGCGTATCTTGATTATTGCAAGCGAAATAAACTAGAACCTGTAGTAGACATAAAAGAAGTTGCTCCAGTAAAAGTGTGTGCACTACTAAAACCAAAATCAACAGAAAACAATGCCTAAATTAGACGAAATCGAACATATCACAGTATTTGGCTCTGCACCTAACTACCCAGGTGACAACGGCCCACTAAATAAAACCCAGCTTGAACAAATAGCAAAAACAGCAGGCACAGCACTAAAGTTCGATACCAACAAACTACCTCTTAACTTACTGAGTACTGAAGCAATGAACCAAACAGCCGCAGTGTTGGCATTTGGTGCAAAAAAGTACGCAGCACACAACTGGCGTGCAGGCTTTGCCTGGAGCCGACCCTTAGCCGCAGCAATGCGACACATTACAGCATTTAATGATGGTGAAGACAAAGACCCCGAGTCGGGCTTATCGCACCTGGCTCATGCAGCTTGCTGTATTATGTTCCTTTTAGAATTTGAGAAAACTCACCGACACCTAGATGACCGATATCGACCAAACGTACCGCCGACTAACTAAACAGTTGTCAGGTACTCGCAAAACACTTACCCAAGCCTGCATAGATGCAGGCATAGATATAGAAGACGTAGACGACTACTTGTTAGAGCAATGGTGCAAAGAATGCTCACATTGTGGAATCTGGGGCACAGATCATAAAACTGACGTCGACGACTTTCCTGTTTGCCGAATCTGCTTTGGGCTAGTGGGCAGATAATTTTAAAGTTGACACACAGCACTGTTTATAGTATAATAATCAATTAACACACAAATACCGCACAAAAATGTTCAATCAAAATATCCAACGCATTGGTTTCGCCTGTAAAGTTCAAGTTTCGGAGTCTAAAGCAGACCCTAAACTGAATCAGTCAGGCACAACTATCAAATGGCTCAGTTCACAAACACCTGATCGTGCTCGTGAACGACTGTGGGATATTATGCGTGCCAACGTTGCAGCCCTGGCCGGTCAGATTGAATATATCGGCCGTCAAGTGCCTGAGTTGCGTATGTTTCGCATTACCAGCGATTTACTACCAGCTTACACACATGACGACTGGATGCCTTTTTACTTCCAGCCGGAAGTTGTGCAGTTTCTTGAAACCAATCTGTCGAAAATCGGCCAACGTGCTCGCGACCTGGATATCAAGCTCTCATTCCACCCTGGTCAGTTTTGTGTGCTGGCATCGGAGCAAGACCACGTAATCGAAAACTCAATTACCGAGTTTGAGTATCACTGCGACTTGATCCGTTACATGGGCTTTGGTCGTGAGTTTCAAGACTTTAAGTGCAACGTACATATCGGCGGTAAGCGTGGCCCAGACGGTATCAAAGCCGCACTGCGTCGTCTCTCACCCGAAGCACGTAACTGTTTAACCATAGAAAACGCCGAGTTTACCTGGGGCATTGACCATAGTCTAGAACTAGCAGACACTTGTGCACTTGTACTAGACATTCACCACCACTGGATTTACAGCGGTGAGTATATCACACCTGATGACCCTAAGTTTAAGCGTGTTGTAGACTCTTGGCGTGGTGTTCGCCCTACTATTCACTATTCAGTAAGTCGAGAAGATTGCTTAGTAGACCACGACCCACTGGTTCGCCCAGACTTACGGCAACTTAAAACAATGGGCTTTACTGCAGCCAAACTTCGTGCACACTCAGAGTTTTACTGGAACCAAGCCTGCAATGATTGGGCACTTAGCTTTAATCCCTATGCAGACATTATGTGCGAATCAAAACAAAAAAACACAGCCAGCTTTGCCCTACACAACTACAAAACCACACTATGACAAACACACCATTTGCTCAAGGCAGTAAAAACGACGCAATTTTTAAAACATCAGCACCGTATGCCAACCAGTATCAAGGCGAAGCTCCGCGTTGGTTGTTTGTTTGCAGTGCTGGATTGCTTCGCTCACCAACAGGCGCAGCTATGGCAGTGCAGCGTGGTATTAATGCCAGATCGTGTGGATCAAACTTTAACTACGCACTTATTCCTTGCAGTGCCAACTTAGTTAACTGGGCGCAAAAAATTGTGTTTGTTAATCGTGAAAACTTGTGGCAACTAGAAGATAACTTTTTAGGCCACCGTGAGTTGCTAACACAGATTGAGCAAAAGCAAATTGTACTAGATATTCCAGACAACTACGAGTACATGGAACGTGGTCTAGTTTTGCACTTTGAAACTGAACTGTTCGATGTGTACAGCCCAGTAACTTTTAAACAGTAATACATCTGGCTATCGTATAACGGATAATACAGGGGTCTTCTAAGCCCTTAATGTGGGTTCGATTCCTGCTAGCCGGGCCAAGAAATTTACACTTGAGTATTTGCCTGAATCAGATTATAATATAGTCTGATTTGGAGAAATAATATGAGTATCTACACACCAGACGTTTGGGTCGTACTAGAATTCGACCACCCAGACTTAGAGGTTCCACTCCGCAAAGTATTTGCTGGCTGGTACGGTGGCTTTGCTGGGTCGAATTCGTGGAAACTGAACTCAGGTATTGTTGCAGTACGTCGTAGTGGCGACTGGTTTGAGTTTGATGGTTATTCGGGCAGCACTTACCGCTGTGGTGCAGGCAACTATCACATGAGTGGCTTGATGCATGGTGTGCTCGACAACTGGCTAAAACAAGCTGATCAGCGTGGTGATACCCACATTCGTGTTTTGACACTTGACGAAGTAACCGAAATGCCTTATAATATAGGCTGATTTGGAGATATTATGAGTGGCTATTCACGAGACTTTTTAATTGATGCTTTTATGTCACGATACATTAAATGTACTCTGATTACTATTGAGCAGCTTGTACATCTAGAACAAATGGCAAACGATCTTTATGATCGAGTAGGTCGTGACAGCTTCCGTACATATGCCAGTTTAGATGCTGAAGCAATCCGAGTCTACAAAAATAGTTTATAATTAAGTCCCGCTTAGGCTTGCCACATACATCCCTAGTATGTGGCAGCACAATTCGAGCGAGGCGGATGCAAGCTCCGTCATTAAAATAAACGTCCCGCCGCTGTAGAGGGAATGTTTGGATATTCTAAGATACAGCGGGGCTGTCGCCCTCGGTAATAAGACTATATGTGGACACTTTAGGGAGTGTCTCCATATATTAGCATATTTTATAGTGTGCTAATATATGGATCGGTAGCTTAACATGGTTAAAGCACAAAGCCGGCATACAACACCTTTGAATGTGGAGTGTTGACCCTGTGACCGCCGCAACGGTACATTCAACTACAGTTCAGCCTGAGTTCGAATACATGGTCGTGTGTTGTATAATTTTAGGAAGCAGGTTCGAGTCCTGCCTGATCCACCATAATTTAACACATTTTATGAACAATGGCCCCTTTTGCGGCCTAAGTAGTTTAGTGTGTTAAATTATGGCTTTAAAATTTTACACTTGTGGTAAAATGCTTTTTCAAGTATAATTATTATTCTTTGTTGCACTGGACAGTTATGCGTACTCCAGTAAGTTTTGTTAGTTTGCTTCAATAAACTAACATATCAGGGCGTAGTGAAATGGCATCACCCGACGTTTGGGACGTTGTAGCGCAAGTTCGATTCTTGCCGCCTTGACCATATTGTTGTACCTACTGCTAGTGTCCAATTCAGTTATGGAACATTGCAGGCTTGAGAACATTAACACCCGGGAAAGTTAGTGGGTATGGTTTGAGTTCTGGTACAGGTGTGAGTCATGAACACAATAAACCAGAAACACGCCCTTAGCGGGGCGGGTAGTAAACAGTAGGTACAACAATATGGAAACAAAAAGCGTTTCAAGAACATTTACTCCGTATTTTGATAAAATACGTGAGATAGTTTATGCAACTAAAGTTGACAACAATGGTGCTCAGTTTGTGCAACAAACAGTGTACTACAGATCAGTTGATACAACCAAAGGCGTAAACGTAGACATAAAAGTATAATGCGTTGGTGGTGGAATGGTATACACGCTGGTCTTAGAAGCCAGTGCCGAAAGGATTGAGAGTTCGAGTCTCTCTCGACGCACCACAATTTGGGGAATTAGCTCAGCTGGGAGAGCGGCTGCTTTGCAAGCAGTAGGTCGCAGGTTCGATCCCTGTATTCTCCACCAAAAGGAATATATGAAAACACGAAAACCTCGGAACCATGTTGCACTAGCTTTAATGAAGCGTGGTGGCAGTGGTTCACATCAAAAAAGCCACAAGCAGCTTCGTGGCAAATGGAAGCGCACACTGGACGTATAACTTAACGGCTAAAGTAGCTGGCTTTTAACCAGCAAATCAGAGTTCGATTCTCTGTGCGTCTACCATATAAAAACACATTATAGCAATACATGAGCAGATTGCTAACTTCCGCTGGTTACGACAATCGTAAGTGAGTGAAGATAGTGTGTTTCTATATGGTACTTACGGCCCTATAGTTTAATGGTAAAACGGCGGATTTATATCCCGTAAGCAACAGATAATTGGTTCATCTGGGTTCGACTCCCGGTGGGGCTACCAAATAAATATGGAATACTGGCCGAGCGGTTAAGGCAACAGATTGCTAATCTGTCATTCAGTAATGGGTGGGTAGGTTCGATTCCTACGTATTCCGCCAAACAAAGGAATTTATGCCTTGCATGAAATGTGCTAACGGTAAGTGGAAGTATGGCGAACGTGGTCGCTGTCAGTTTGACACCCTAAAAGCGTGCCGAGCAGCAGAAGCCGCTATTCATGCCAAGCCCAAAAACAATGCAGCAGGTAGTGTAATGGAAGCACCCGACTCTGTGAAAGTCGTAGACCGAGATCGAAACTCGACTGTCTGCCCAGGAAATTGCCAATGTCAAACATCCAAGAACTCTTAGACAAAGAAGCTAGTTTAGCTAATCGACGTGAATTAGTACACAAACAAATAGTGGTACTACGTGGCACAGAACCGCCAGTTTGCTGGGGCAACGACGACTGCTCAACACAGATACTAAGCACCTGCCCTTGGCGTATTGACTGCGACAGCTACGAAGCCGAACAGTGGCAAACTATTAATACTTGGCAAGGCCTTGGTAGCTCAGGCGGTAGAGCAGCGGATTGAAAATCCGTGTGTCACTGGTTCGACTCCAGTTCGAGGCACCACACAATTTTACTGGGGTAGCTCAGCGGCAGAGCACTCGCTTGATAAGCGATAGGTCGAGGTCTCGGAATCCTCCCTCAGTACCACACATGAGCTGAAATAGCGCTCCAAGCAGGTGAAAAGCCTGCACTTTACACACAACACACAGGAACTACAATGAGTAATAAATCTCCTTTTGAAATTCGTCTTGAAATCTTGAAGATGACTGCTGAGCTTATGCAAGCTGAGTATGCAGCAAACCTAGAATTTGCACAAGAAATGTTTGATAACATCACTGACAAAACTCTTGCCAACAAAGAAATGATGGAAAAGTTTATGCCAAAGCCTTTTGACTTTGGTGAAGTGTTGGCTAAGTCAAAACAGTTTTACGAATTCGTAAATCAAAAATGAGCGGCCTAAACTATGCACTGCGTGTGCTTAAATCAGTGTTTAGACCAGAGCACGAGCTGCTTGAAACGTACTTGGAATCGAAAAATCCACAAAACAGTAAAGAGTTAAATTACTGGATTGAGCAGTACGAAAAATACAGCAAAGCAGTAGAAACTCACAAACATACCACAATGATTTAATTTTTACACCCCAAATTTAGGTTTGGGGTGTTTTAGTCTATGGATTATAACTTTTTTGCAGACAAGGTAGGCAAGCAATTCTCCTTAGTTCGAGGACTGTTAGTTGAAGACGAGTGTGGACTATTTACCGTATCCTACGAGTTTAAACAGTACTCAATATACTTAAACAAGCAACAAAAAACATGGGCGCCAATAGCACCCGAAAAGAGTTACTTGGCTAGAGCTTACGTGTTAAAACGCTCTGACTGTATTACCTTATTTACAGAGTGGCTTGACGATCACTTGCACACAAGTTTTGGAAATATCTATAATACTATTTCAAATAAACAATTCTTAAAATACTACAAATCAGGTATGCGTTTGTGGTATGAAGACAACAATTTTTGCGAAGTTAGCAACCCTGCTAGAGGGGATTGCTTAGTGTACGCAGATGCCGTAACAGAAGTTATTCCAAATAATCATGTTGGTGTTTGCGTAGCAGAAAATAAAATACTGCACCACTTACCTGGCAGACTATCTAGCATAGACACAATTGATTATAATAAAATATTAGGGTGTTATAGATATGTCAACTAGAAGGCTGTATGTAGATGGAAATAGTGGCACAATGCTTATTGGCACAGCCGATATAAATGTTGCTAACGCCATTAGTAACCCAATTGCTAATCGACAAAACTTATTTTTTCACAGCAATCTACCCTATGTACAAATTCGTCAAAAAATAAACACAGGCACACTAACTTTTCCTGCCCAACCTCGTGGTGTTTTTAGTTGGGAGGATGGAAGTAAGGGTTGTAGTGGATGCTGTTTTATTGTATTAGAGGCAAGATATGGCACAGGAGTATTAGATGCCGTTATTAGACGATACAGAGACGAACACATTACTGAAAGAAACAAACGTGGGTACTATAAACTAGCAGAAGTTGTGGTTCCACTAATGCGAGAATACAAATTAATTAAGTTTTTAATTATTGCTACTTTTGCCACTCCTGCGGTTTATTATGCAAAGTGGTACTATGGTTATAATAGCTGGGGTTGGATATTTACTCCACTTAAGAAGCTTTGGATGAAAGTATTTGATGTACTTGGCACAGATACCAAATTTATTCGTGAAACTGGCGAAATAGTTTAAGGAAATATATGGGTTCAGCTTTTGTACCAAGTCAAAGAATAGAAGAAATATACGTTGGAAACACCACGATACCTAATCCTTACATAATGCTTGTTGTTAATGGTGTAGAATATGCTAATGGGTATAGAGTAACCTACGCAGGTGGTTATCGTACATTTTATGGTACTTTTGATGCTGCAACAGGTAATATTTTTGTTGCGTGTCAAACAATTGCTTATGGCGAAGATATACCTGCTTTTAGTTTGCCCAATGTGGAGGTACTTGTAATTGAGTGAACGAATAAGCATTACTCCTCAACAAATAATAACACGCAATGCAAATGGAAATATAACTTTTAATACTAATAATTTGTACTTAAAAACAGATCCAAGCGGTGAGTTATTTGCTGGCGGCAACACCCGAAGCCCTATGATCTATGGGCAAAATAGTATCGTCGACGACACAACCAGCGGCTTTTTTTCAGGTACTAATTACTTTTACGCTCCTTTTAATACTAATTTTAGCAGAGACATTGGCTACGAAGTGCCAAACCTGACCGGAAGCGCAAGTTTACAATTTAGCCGTGCCTGGGAGCGTACATCAGGGTCTAGAGTTTTTGAAACCCCTAGTTGGCGAAGTGTTACTTATTATAATAACAATACAGGAATAACTGAGAGCACTCAAGCTATTTATAAATGGCAAGTATCCCTTTTTGGTAGAAATGAAGGTCTTACTGATCAGTACGGCAATAGGGCGTATAATACAATTAGTCTTATGATATACCCCATTATACTTAACTTGCCGCCTGGTCCAATAAATCCTGCAGGTGGAATATTTCTACTTAACTATCAAGCCAACGAACACGTTAATTATACAACTACTGTGGTAGACGGTTATAACAATGCTACAGTAGTTACTCTAGCTCAACTAGCCCCCTATAATAGCCTGGGTGTTTTTGTTAGACCACAATCTATGTATATTTCTAGAAATCCAATAAAAATAGCATTGGCAGTAACACCATGACCGTAGTAGTATCAGACTCCTTAATTAAAATAAATAACTCCTTTGGAGTGGAAAAATTCAATAGCAATAATAAGTTATTGTATCAAAGACTGTATAGAAATCAGGAAGTTTTTGTGGGGCCTAATAGTGTGAGTTTTGTTGGATTAGAAACTCTACAGCCACAAGATATATTAGTACTAACAATTAAAATTCTAAGTGCTAGTGGTCAAGCTGACCTAAACTCTGCATTAATTAATAGAGAAATTCCTGTTAGTGGTCCGATTCTTGTAGATTTTTTTGGAAGAAATGTAAGTAATCAGGCTGCAGTAGACAGCGAAGCATTATGTATTGATTCGATAAATAATACTTTAAGATTTTCTACTTACCGAAGAACTAATTATGGGGATATAATACCCGGACAAACGTCAATATATTTAAGATATACTGCTAGAATTTGGAGTTTTTTATAATGGATTTATCAAACAAAATAGTAACTATTGTTTATATGAGCACTAACAGCTTACCCCACGAAACAACGGTTAGGGTTAGTATAACGCAAGAAATTGCTGAAGGTGTCTTTAAACAGTTGGATACCTACGAACTAAAATTTGACAGAATATACCAGTCACCAAGTGACCCAGCATTGTTAAGCTCAGTAAACGAAAAACTTACAGCTTTGCCATAAAAATTTTATACTTGAATATATTTAGCAATTCCGGTATAATATTAATATATCGCGGGGAGTCAGGGTAGAGGCAAGTCTCATAAGCTCCGCCTAGAAGGTTCGAATCCTTCCCCCGCAACCAAATTGTAAAAGCACGTATTGCTAGACTAGCGTAAGCTACCGGTGTGCTCCGGCTATACAGGGAGATTAGTACCCAGTTAACTACAATTGCAGGCTTGTATACAAATTAATGCGAAAAGGCATTATCCTGCGTCCGCTGAAGCGAAAACAAGATGGGCTGCTCTCACGGGGTTAAAGTTTTCCTGACACAAAAATAACTATGTATCTGTTTACTTAAGGCTACAGACTATGCCCCTTTAATGGACTTTAAACAGCGTCAATGTCTTCAGGCACAACGAAATGTGTCGCCGGAGAATGTAACCGGCCCAAATTTTACTGGCCAGAGACTTTCTCTGGCTTTTTGGTTTTGTAGCACAGCGGTAGTGCACCGTCTTCATACGGCGTTGGTCGTGAGTTCGAATCCCACCAAAACCACCAACAGAATCCCACGACCCTAGCCAGTAGTCAGTCTGGTGTTAGAAGTGTGGGGCAATTATATGTCCCTAGTGTAATTGGCAGCACGTTAGTCTCCAAAACTATTAGTCACGGTTCGAGTCCGTGGGGGCGTGCCAAAATTTAGATTTGCCGCAGATTGCTGAATCGGGTATAATTATCTTTTAAAGCGGAGAAGATGTTCTAATGGTAGGACAGCGGCCTGTAAAGTCGTGGCTTCGGCAAGTGGGTTCGATCCCCTCCTTCTCCACCAATAACGCGACTGTGGTGGAATGGTATACACAGCAGACTTAAAATCTGCCGCTTCATTGATTGAGGGTTCAAGTCCCTCCAGTCGTACCAAATATGGTCTTAAAGTGTTCATGGACGCACACAAGCCTGTCACGCTTGAAGAAGGGGATCGTTACCCCTTAAGACCGCCAAAACCTGCCTTAGGTCCGTGATGTTCCGGTTAGAGCGTCCGTAACCCAATCGGTGACTACGACAATGTCACGCTGTATATCGTAAGCAGCACTATTATTTTAGCGTATGTTGTATGCTAAAATAATATTCCACAGTAGCACAGCGGTAGTGCAGTTGACTGTTAATCAATTGGTCGTAGGTTCGATCCCTGCCTGTGGAGCCAAATTTTATAGCTGTGAAAGAAAATGAGTGCACAGCCTATCTACTAGGGTATACCTAGCCTATAGCACCGGCGCACATGGTGTACAAAGTGTTGTAACATACATATAGGTGGAGACTAATCTCCTTAAAATCACAGTAGAACAGCTATAAAATTTGTTGGGGGATGGTGAAATGGTATCACACACGATTTTGATTCATGCGTTCTAGGTTCGATCCCTAGTCCCTCTGCCACATACGGGTCTGTAGCTCAATGGATGAGAGCACTTGGCTACGAACCAAGAGGTTGGGGATTCGACTTCCTCCAGACCCTCCACACAACAACTATCATGCACGAATTTAACTTACAAGAAGTCCGAGACTTTATTGCAGCACAATCACCAGAAACTAAGATTTATCTTGGTGCCGATTCAGAGCGTGTTAAAGTTAATGGTGTATGGCACGCTGACTACACGCTAGCAGTGGTAGTACACATTGACGGCAATCACGGTTGCAAAATTTTTGGAACTATTACCAGAGAACGCGACTTTGACCAAAAAGTGTCAAAGCCTGCCTTACGCTTAATGCAAGAAGTTTACAAAGTATCAGACCTATTTCATGAGCTAAGTGATGTGTTACAAGATCGTCATGTTGAGGTGCATTTAGATATTAACCCTAATTTGCTATACGGCTCTAGCTGTGTTGTACAACAAGCTATTGGTTATATCAAAGGTACTTGTAACGTAGATGCTCAAGTTAAACCCAATGCTTTTGCAGCAAGCTATGCTGCTGACCGACTAAAATTTATATTAGCAAACTAAAATGACTGACCGCTTTGACTTAGAACAAAATATTATGCAGTGCTGGAATGTTTGTGATGACATTCAGCTAATGTTAGATCATTGGGATAAGCTAGATGAAGATCAAAAGCAAAACTACTTGATCGGACTCAAGCAAATGTATCAAATGAAATTTGAGCGTTGCTGGGATAGTTTTGAAACCTGTGTGCGTACTCGTCAAATTTAATGTTGGTGTGTAGCCGAACGGCTAGGCCACGGATTGCAAATCCGTTTTATGCAGGTTCGAGTCCTGTCACCAACTCCAGTTTAGCCAAAGTCCCTGATGGCAAAAAATACGGGCTGCCCAATCGCTAACGGAGAAGGCATAAGTTCACAGTTAGTAGTTTTATCGCAGCGGTTCTATAAAAACTGTTGCCCATGCCCTTGTAGTATATTGGTATTACAGTTGCCTTGTAAGCATCAAAAGAAGGTTCGATTCCTTACTGGGGCACCATATTTTAGCACATTACTTGCCACTTAATGCATAAATGCGGAGTAAACGTACGCACACCTTCCGCGGGTAACTAGGAGCACCTAGCTTGGGTAGTGTGCTAAAATATGGTTTTATAAATAAAAATGAGTTCTATAAATTTTTTCAACTATCACGAATCCTTACAAGTACCAAAAACTTGGGATTCTTTAAAAGAATTCAGTCGTTGGTATTTAGATAACAAAGTACCTATTAGAATACCTGCAGAATCTGCTGTATATAACACAGGTCAAGTTACATCAATAGTTATTTTTAGACACGATGTTTATCAGGTAGAACTTTACTTAGTAAATCCACACACTAAAGCTGCTGAACATTACCATCCTGATATAGAGCTATTTATGGTTCAAATAGGGGCTATGAATACTATGGCCGTATTAGGAAAAGCAGGGCCATTGCTTACCGCTGATAGCAGTCATGGTGCTGCATTCAACACAGATGCTGGAGCCGTTTTCCTAGCCATTGAAAAATGGCGTAATGGTGTTCAGATGACGTCTGCTTCAGTAAACTGGAAAGGTCAAAGTGATGGGCCAGTACATGAAGCTATGATTAAAAAATATTACCCTGATGCGTATACCCATCAGGGTTATGTTGATATTACAAGAAAAATAGTATGATATCAGTAGTAGCAAAAATAGGTACGCCTATTGGAGAAGAAAGTTCTGTAGCCAAAAAGAATGCTATAGTACAGCTGCTTCAAAGGTATAAATCACAAGGCAAAATAATAGGTGACTTTATTCTTATAGATGATAGCACTATTGAAATAAGATTTATAGATATAGCAAGCGGAGAAGCTTTTGTAACTGAAGCTACGGCAATATACGAGTCCTACCAAGATAGTATTGCAATACTAAATATAGAATTACTATAATATGATAGAGCCACCTACAGCAGCCTCTTCTGGTATAGAGGTATTTTATCCAGGATCAACAAGAACTGACGCCCCACAAGTGGCACTTGGGTGTGTTGCAAATATGTTTGTTCGTCAAATGTGTTTTAAACAAGCAGGCCATACCGAGCAGGGGCATAAACATAGTTTCGATCATTTAACACTACTTGCAACAGGTAAACTATTAGTAGAAGTAGGACAAGAAACAACAATCTTTACTGCTCCTGCAATGATTTATATAAACAAAGATATAGAACATAAGTTAACAGCACTTGAGCCTAATACAACAGCCTACTGCGTACATGGCTTGCGAGACACTGACGTATCAGACGATATTATTTCTCCAGAAATGATACCAAATGGTGCTTACGCCAAAAAGCTTAGCAGACAGATAAGAAAGTAATATATGTTTAGAACTACAGTACAGTGGGCTACAAAGTCAGATTTGTACGATAACGAACAATTTGTTTCTGAAAGAAGAGCATTTTTAAACAGTTTAGTAGCAATAGAAAAAACCACAGGTATACCGACTATTAATAACACTAATTTTAGTGCAACTATTGAATTTCAGGACGAAACCAGTGCACAACAGTGGTTAGACTACGTTACAAGTTTAGCAGAAAAATACGGTAAAACAATTGTTTCTAAAACTATAGAAGCAATTTAATTATGGTTGTATGAAGCAACGAGAAAAGTGTCTTGGACGCGGGTTCGACTCCCGCCTGGTCCACCAGAAAACTTTCTGAGTAACTACACTGGAACAACTGAAATACTTGCGAATTCTAGACAGAGCAAGGACCAGCCAGGAAGATGGGTTACCGTGGTTTCAAGTACCTCAGAGAGTTTCCTAATGGGCCAGTCATGGTTTCGACAGGGCAAAGAGTAAAATAGCAGACAACTCGGCAATGTGAAAGCCGTAGGGTTGGGGATTCCTGGCCGCAGCAGCAAAACAAAAATAAACGCAAACGATCAAGTTTACGCATTAGCAGCTTAATTGCCGCTTAGGGTTCTGCCAGTTCCTCGTAACAGAATACTGGCACTATACTTTAATACTCTGGTCAGCACTGTGAGAAGCGCAGATCGACAAGACTAGAACTGGGTTTGAATCCTAACTAGAGTATTAAACTATATTAAAGGAACACATGAAGAAAACAAATAACTTCGACCCTAAACTGTTTCAGCCGGAAAAGTATGTTAACAACTTTTCAAAGCCAGTTGCACAACTTCATGAGTTTTACCTAAGCGGCCCTGTTTTGGACGCAGAAGAATACGTTGAATGGTTTGACATAATCCGCAACGCATCGGCAGTAGATACAATTCGTATTTACATAAACTCGCCTGGTGGTGATTTGTACACCACACTACAATTTTTGCGAGTAATGTCAGACACTGAAGCTACCATTATTACTTCAGTAGAAGGCGCTTGCATGAGTGCAGCAACCATGATCTTTCTACACGGCCATAACCACGAAATCACGCCACACTCGCTGTTTATGTTTCACAACTATTCAGCCGGTACATTTGGCAAAGGTGGCGAAATGTACGATCAACTGCAATTTGAGCGCAAGTGGTCGGAAAACTTTATGACAGCTGTGTACAAAGACTTTTTGACTGGTGAAGAAATCCACTCAATGCTAAACAACAAAGACATTTGGATGACTTCCAACGAAGTTATGACACGGCTAGAAAAATTGCAGGAAGCCAGAACAAAAGCGGCTGAAGCAACACAAACAACAGAATAACCAGTGGGTGGTAATGCAGCGGGGTTGGTCCTGCGACTGGCCTTGAAAACCAGGTTCTCAGAAATGGGATGGGGTTCGACTCCTCTGCCACCCGCCAGATACTATGAAAAAACTTTGGAGACTATGGGCAAACGCCCTCGGCGCCAAAGCCGGAAAAACTGATGCAGAAGCCGATGCAGTAGCCATTATACGCACCTTAATTGTACTTTGCTATATAGGCACAAATTGCTTTATTGTTGCAGGCGTATGGAGGCACTGGTAGTGGCTATTGGATTCTCAAAACTAAAAAACCCCAAACTGGGTTTAACAGACACAATTACATTTGGTAAATTAGCTGGATGCAGAATATGTGATGTTGCACAAGATCACTACGAATACTTAATCTGGGCTGAAAAGTCCGGATTTGTTAAGTTTCAACCTGAAGTGGTTGAGCTAATACAAGAGCAAGCTAGTTTTGCCAAGTGGCAAGTTCATTACGAAGAAGAAATAAAACCTTGGTTTGAAGACGACTTGGTTAAACGCGAACGTGAAATGATTCGCAGTATTCAAGATGACGATGTTCCTTTTTAATGCAGGATTAATTCAGTGGTAGAATGTCTCGTTGCCAACGAGAATGTCAGGAGTTCGACCCTCCTATCCTGCTCCACACAAAACACTATGTACCGAGTTTATTACACCGACCCTAAACTGCCGCACATTGCTGGTTGGCAAGACATAAGTGTTTTGTCTAATGCACTGGAATGTTGCGAGTTTTTACGCAAAAGCGGAATGCTTTATGTTACCATGGTTTCAGATTATGCCAACATGGTAGGCAAGCCAGGTGCTAGTGGCCCAGATACTGGATATGTGCCACAAATGTTAAGTTAAACCGCGGGGTTGGTATAGTGGCTGTGCCGTAGCCTTCCAAGCTTCTGAGACGAGTTCGATCCTCGTACCCCGCTCCAAATAAAGGTTGTCTATGACAAATCAAACACAACACTATATTCAAGCCCTTGATGCTCTTATCAAGGAAGCAAAGAGTATTAAACGTGGTGACAGCGTTAGCTGGAACAGTAGCGGAGGTACTGCTCGTGGAAAAGTAACTAAAGTCATTACTTCAGGTAGCGAAGCCGTTCCTGGTAGTAGTTTTACTATTACTGGCACACCAGAAGACCCAGGTGCACTAATTCGAGTATACAGGCCTAACTCAGACGGCAAGTACGAAGCCACAGATACTATTGTGGGTCATAAAATCAGCACACTAAGAAAAATATCACCATTATAATGCCTTGTTAACTCAGCGGTAGAGTGCCTCCTTTACACGGAGTAGGTCGGCGGTTCGATCCCGTCACAAGGTACCAACAACACTGAAAGTTAGAAACCAATGTCAGTAACATTACAAAACTTAGAAAGTGCACTAGCCGGTGAATCAATGGCACACGTAAAGTATTTATACTTTGCACGTATCGCCAGAGAAGACGGCTTTGAAGATGTTGCAAAACACTTTGAGCACACTGCAGCGCAAGAACTAAAACACGCTTGGGGCCACCTAGAGCTGCTTATCGGTAGACCCTCAACCAAAGTTTGCTTAGAAAAAGCAATCGAAGGCGAAACCTATGAGTACACAGAAATGTATCCTACGTTTGAAGCCCGAGCAATTCGTGAAGGTAATTACGAAGCTGCCAAAGAAGCAAATGCTCAAGCCGCTGAATCTCGTGAACACGCGGAACAATTTTTGGCAGTGCTCAGAAAAGCCGAAAAACGTTTTGCTGCACTAAAGCGCGTAGAGCAACGTCATGCAGAGGCATATCAACAAGTTTGGGAGACAGTAAAATGACACATATTTGCGTAGTATGTGACCATGTTCACAATGAAGAACTAGAAGGTCGTTGGGAAGATCTGCCTGACGACTTTGAGTGCCCTGAGTGCGGCGTAGGCAAGGAAGACTACGTTGAGTTCGAAGATTGAAAGTCCTTGCGTCCAAAGGTGCAATCTTGACCCTAAACTGCAACAGTGTGTAGCTTGTGGCAGAACACTAAAACAAATAGTGGAGTGGCAATACTACACTCCAGAGCAAAGACAGCAAATAATGGATAGTTTGCGCTGATAGCTCAGTTGGTCAGAGCAGCCGACTCATAATCGGTTGGTCACAGGTTCAAGTCCTGTTCGGCGTACCACACTTAACCCACCGTCAAGGTGGGTTTTTTGTTTGTGGAAATATTCACTTGAAATCTCGAATACTTTTTGATATAATTATTTTTTAACAACGCAACTCTACTAGAAAATCACATGAAAATTAATTTCGCACAAGTTCCCGCCAACGACGTTGACACCTTTGGTGATGATGGTCTTTTTGGCCCTGATGTAAACGGCAACTTTTACTACAACTACCTAGAATTTGGCACTAACCCAGGCGGTGTTGAAGAAGTAGCCATCACAGATGGTTGTGGTCGTTTTATGCCCATTTCAGTTAACAATATTCCAGACCTAATTGCAGCACTTTCAGAAGTTGCACGTATTAGTGATACCTTGACCCTTGCCCGACAACTTGAAATGTATGCAGAAAGTACCTCAGAAGCTTATGTGGAAAATGACCGAGTCCGACACGACCCCGAATCCGTTCACGAAATTGCTGAACGAGATATTTACTGATGAATTTCAGCCGGTTACACTAGGCTTACTAGAACAAGTAACCAACACAGTAAATATGCACGGAGAAATGATTCAAACTTACGGTGAAGCTTTTCAAACACTGGAGTTTTTAGCACAAGCCCGTGCAGTAGAACTTGTGCCGCTTAACGGCGACGCAACCCAATTTAAAATACGAAAGCTAATGTAATGGCAACAAAATCACAAAAACCAGCAGCCACCACAAGCACACCAGCAGGAGTAGCCCGTACTCAAGCTAATCGCAAACGCAGACTATTAAAACTGCTAAAGCAGCAACCCAACAACAAACAGCTGCAAAACGCTGTGTTAGAAACAGGTCAGGCTCGTAAAAAGCCAAACACACCACAGTGGTCACACGGCAATATTCGCCTAGCCAAACTATTTAAGTATTTTCGCGGCAGTGCTCCAAAAGAATTGTTTTCAAGCAACCCTAAAGTGCAGCAAGCGGCACTAAGTGCACCAAGTACCAAGCAATTTGTTAACTTGCCAGTAGGCAAAGTAGACTTTTCACTAGGCGCTCGTGCTTTTATGCGTAAGGCTAACACATGGAATTGATTGGATACTATTTGCTTTTTGCACTTAGTACTGCAATTGCCGCGTGTTATTTATGGTTTTGGCCAATGGTGCAGCAGGCTCGTGCTGCTGGCGTTCAAAACAGCTTTACAGAATATCCCAAAATTAGCTCAGTAGTGTACATACTAATAAGCACAGTAGTTGCTCCACTGCTTGTGCCGCCAATGCTAAGTGAAACAATGGCCGAGCGATTTCAAGCTGGCCTACACCGTGAAATCTTCAAACAAGATTAAAAATTTCTAACTTGAAGCATACAGTCAATCCCTGTATAATATAGGCTTAGATTGATACAAAAGGCAAACCATATGAAACTCGTAGAATTCAAATACACAAAAGCAGACGGCACAACCAGCGAGCGTGCTGTAATCGAAGTACTGCAACCCTGCAAGCACTTTGAAGGCATTGACATTTCTGATATGCCAGAAGATGTGTTCGCTGAGTTCACCAGTGAATATCGTGACTTGCTTGCTGAACAGTATAATGCTAAAATTAGTATTATGCAAAAGTATGACTTAAAGCATAACTATCGTCGATTCCTTCCAGAAAAAATGACCGACGTAACTACAAACCACATTTAAACAAAACTGAAAGAAAACAAAATGGCTGCTACATGGACTGATGAATTGAAACAAGAAGTTATTGCCAAGTACGAAGGTGCTGGCCCAACTCCTGAAAATTCCACTGAAATTATCAAAGACATTGCCGAAGAAATCGAAATGTCGCCTAACGGCGTGCGTATGGTACTAGTGCAAGCTGGTGTGTATGTGAAAAAAGACCCAGGTGCTGCTCCTGCAGGCAAAACCAAAACTGCAAGCACTGGTGACAAGCCTGCTCGCGTATCAAAAGAGTCGGCTATTGCAGAACTAACTGCTGCTATTGAAGAAGCCGGTAAAACAGTTGACGCTGATATCTTGAGTAAACTAACTGGCAAAGCCGCTGTTTACTTCTTGGGCGTTATCAAAGGTTAATCCCAGGCGGCCTAGTGCCGCCTTTGTTATTATGGCAACTAAGAAAACAAAACAAGTGTGGCCAAAAGTAGTTAAGGGCAAACACTTAACAGTTACTACCTATGAAAACGGTAAAACCGAGTTGTCTTGGGACGACGAGGCACTGTTACAAGAAGTACGCACAGCCATTGCTGTGTATACTGCTAAACAAAAATCCAATCACCAAGAAAAATACGGCGTAAAGGCAAAATAATGGCAACACGAAAGAAATCCGCTAGTGAAGAAGAACTAATGACTCCTGCTAACATTAGTCGGGTTATTCGTTTGCTTGAGCCTCAAGACGAAGGCGTCAAGCCTATTACTAAAAAAGATGCCTGTCAGATTCTAGGCATGAGTTATAACACCACACGACTTGGTACGATCATTGAGGAATTTAAAAAAGCTCAGGCTCGTAGTGCCAAACGTCGTGCTGAACTGCGTGGCAAACCTGCTAGCCACGAAGATATTGTGTACATTATCACTGAGTACTTAAACGGTGAAACAGTGGATGGTATTTCAAAAATGACTTATCGTTCACCTACATTTATTAAAAACTTGCTAGAAACACACGCAGTCCCTATGCGTGTACCTGGCCACAGCTACTTTAACCCACAGCTTATTCCAGATGGTGCAGTACGTGATCGATTCAAAGTCGGTGAAGTTGTTTATAGTTCTCGCTACGACTCTACTGCTAGGATTGATGCTGAGCGTGAAAACCATCCAGTACATGGTTGGGTTTATGCTATATATCTACTAAGCGATAAGTGGTTGCAAAGTGCTTATCAGCCCGCTAGTGAACTCGCCAGTTTACAACACTTACGCGATCTAGGAGTTCGTATATGATTCAAATACTAGTATCATTTGTACTAGTTACACTATTGGTAGCTTTTGCATATCATAGTGTTAGTACTTTTACCCTGCGCGAGTACAAACTTGCGTTTAAAATTGTGGCTGCTGCCTTGGCTTCCGCACTAATTCTTGTTATTATCACACTTTTATTCTAAATGAAAAATACTTTTAAACTTCTTGCCTTGTCTGCTATTGTTGTTGCCGCTACGGGATGTACCCGTATCGAAACTGGTGAGGTTGGTGTACGTGTTGGATTTGACAAACAAGTTCAGCAAGGAGAACTATTGCCAGGTTCATTTAATCAAACCTTGGTTGGCAATGTGCTTACATTTCCGATCAAGGACGTTAATGTTGCTCTAAACGACATGACGCCTGTGGCTAAAGATAACTCAACTATGAAGGACTTTGATGCCGTAGTTGTTTACAACATCAACAGTCAGCAAGTAGCTGAGCTTTACAGTCAAAAGAATCGTGCCTTTCACGCAGAGTTCAAGGGCGATGTTTATTTGATGTACAACTACATTGTTCAAAATGCACGTAACGCTATCTACAAAGCTGCGCGTAAGTACGAAGCTCTTGATATGGCAGACAATCGTAGCGAAATGGAGAACTTCATTAAAGAAGAAATCATTCGTAACCTTGCAGAAGAAAAGCTGGATGGTAGCATCAGTATCGCCCAGGTTCTAATCCGTAATGTTGTGCCAGCCGACAGTGTGGTTGCAAGTGCCAACGATTTGGTTCGTAGCAAGAATGAACTAAAGCAAAAAGAAGTTGAAGTCAAAACTGCTGAAGCAGAAGCACGTCGTATGGCGGCCCTGGCCAATAATAGTAGTAGCTCAATTGCCTTTATGCAAGCACAAGCTATGTTGAATATTTCCGAAGGTATTAAAGCCGGTAAAGTTCAAACCATTGTTGTGCCGAGCAACTTTAACGCACTAATGATGCCAAAATAATATGAGATACTGGATTTACTGTGAGCCAGCCTCAGAAACTTCCAGCGAAGCAGTATACCAGATTTACTCAGATCGTGCTATCTTAGACACCTACTGGGACTATTGGTCTAGTACCATGCGTGCAGTAGGTCGAGAGTCGCAAATCTCAGAAAATAATTGTATTACTGATTGGGCTGCTACACACTGGGCATGGCCAGCAGATCACGAAAGCTTGCAGAAAATCATATCTGCGCCAAACCTGGAATAATTATGGACACTAATATTCAGTACGAAAAACTAATCGAAGAAAACATGGACAAAGGTTTTCAGGTTCGATTAGTGGTAAACGACTTTCGTGAAACTACGTACATTCAACTACGTAAATACTTTTTAAGTTACGAAGGTGAGTGGGTCCCTAGTCGCGAAGGTGTCTCAATTCCAGCATCTATGGAAAATATGAGAGCCATTATTGATGGTATGCTGGATATTTGTGCCCAGGCCGAAGGTGAAGAAATTATACAGCATTATTACAACAAGATCAAGGGTATTGAATAAATACACTTGATTCAATGACCCTAAACTGCTATAATAGTTGCTATGAACAAAATCACACAATATCTCGACTCAGCTTCAGCCGCGTATTACGCAGGTAGCCCATTTATCAGTGACGCACAGTTTGATGCGCTTGCTGATTCAGTGGGTTACGGTGCTGTGGGTGCTAAGCAAAATTCCAAAACCGAGAAACATCTGTATCAGATGTACTCACTACAAAAGTATTACGAAGATGAAGGAGTCCAACCTCTCCAAGGCATTCGAGGCATTGCTACAAGTGTTAAGCTGGATGGGGCAGCTCTCAGCTTACTTTATGTTGACGGTAATCTTGTTCGAGTTCTTACCCGTGGGGATGGTGTAGAAGGTCAAATTGTAACTGATAAGTTCTTGGGCAACCCGATTGTTCCGCAAACAGTGCCGTTTAGCGGTATTTACCAGATTACTGGTGAGATTGTTGCTCCAATCAACATTGAAAACGCTCGTAACTACGCAGCTGGTGCACTAAACCTAAAAGATGTGGCGGAGTTCCGGTCACGAGCACTCAGCTTCTTTGCTTATGGTGTTCAGCCAATTCTAACCCCCACCTTTAACCAAGATTTAGAACTGCTTAAAAGCGCAGGCTTTGGTGTAATCAATGAACCAGACTTGGACAAAATCTTTCCTTGTGACGGTGTTGTGTTCCGTGTTAATGATAATGTTCAGTTTTATGAAATGGGCTACACAGCCAAACATCCTCGTGGTGCTTACGCTAAAAAAGAACGTGCAGCCCATGTTGAAACACAACTGCTTGGTGTTGAGTGGCAGGTCGGCAAGAGTGGTAAAGTAAGTCCAGTTGCTATCCTACAGCCTGTGCTAATCGGCGATGCTCTAGTATCACGAGCCACACTAAACAACCCAGGCTTTATTGAAATGCTAGACCTGCAAATTGGTGACACAGTTGCCGTTATCAGAGCAGGCGAAATCATTCCTTGCATTTTACATAAAGTTGATGCTTAAGCAATAAAAATTTACACTTGTCACAGCACTCCCAAACCGGTATAATATAGTCTACAAAGCAATAAAACACCATGAAGATCGAAATCCCAACAACCTGCCCTTGCTGTAGCTACCCATTAGAATTGGTCAACGATCAACTCTTTTGTCGCAACACGGCTTGCGGTGCTCAACTTGGTAAAAAAGTTGAACACTTTTGCAAGACACTAGGCATCAAAGGTATGGGCCCAAAGTCAATTGAAAAACTTGATTTGCAAGATTTAACTGAGCTGTTTTATTTAGATTTGGATAGTGTAGCCGTGGCACTAGGCAGTGAAAAAACAGCGGCTAAACTCCTTGATGAAATTAATCGTGCTAAATCCGCTGACTTAGCCACAGTGCTTGCCAGTTTTTCAATTCCACTGGTAGGTAACACCGCTAGTAAAAAGATTTGTGAAGTGGTTGAGCATATTGACCAAATCACATACGAAACCTGCAAAAGCGCAGGTTTAGGTGATAAAGTAACCGAAAACCTAATTACTTGGTTACAAACTGATTTTCCTGACTTGCGAGAGTTTTTGCCGTTCTCTTTTAAGTCTAATCTCAATTCCAATACAATCAGTAATAATAATTCCAAGACTGTTTGTATCACAGGAAAATTATCTTCTTACAAAACCAAAGCAGAGGCGTACACCGCACTGGAAGCTGCCGGTTACAGAGCAGTAGAGTCTGTTACTAAAACAACAGACTATTTAGTTGATGAAGAAGATAAGGCTAGTACAAAACGCAAAAAAGCCGAATCACTTGGCATCCCAATTATAACAAACTTAAATACTTTCTTGAAAGAAAATACAAATGACTGAAAAAGCCACTAAGAACTGGTCTGACGAAGCTGTTGACCAATTGATGCAAATCGTTGGTAACGAAAGCCCTGTTAGCGTTGATAGCGTTGAGCGTGCTGCTGAACAACTGGGTAAAACCACTCGCAGTATCGCTAGCAAACTGCGTCAACTTGACCGTGAAGTTGCTAGTCTTGCAAAAGAAAAAACCAGTGCATTTACTGCTGACGAAGGCGCTGATCTTGCCGATTTCGTTCAGGCAAATGCCGGTAACTTGACTTACAAAGAAATCGCTGAAAACTTTGCTGACGGCAAGTTCTCTGCAAAACAAATCCAAGGCAAGCTGTTGGCCCTGGAACTAACTGGTAGTGTAAAGCCTGCTGAAAAAGTAGAAGTTGCACGTACTTACACAGAAGCCGAAGAAGCTACTTTTGTGAAAATGGCTGATGCCGGTAACTTTATCGAAGATATTGCCGCTAAGCTAAACAAAACTGTTGCTTCAGTTCGTGGTAAGGCACTGAGCCTGACTCGTAAAGGTCAGATCAGCAAGATTCCAGCACAGCGCGAATCTCATGCCAAAGAGTCCGTTGATCCAGTGGTTGCACTTGGTGACCGTATCCACACTATGACTGTTGCAGAAATTGCTCAAGCAGTTGACAAAACAGAGCGTGGTCTGCGTACATTGCTGACTCGCCGTGGCATTAAAGTTGCAGACTATGATGGTGCAGCTAAGAAAGCCAAAGCCGAAGCTAAAGCAGCTGCTTAATTTGGTTTAAACCAATAGCCCGGGAGTCCCATAAAGCTCCCGGGCTTTTTCTGTTTTAGGAGGTCAAAGTATGCGTGTTACAATCACATACCACGACAACGAATCGTTTACAATGGAAGAAGTTGTAAAGCAAGCTGTACACAACTACGGCAAAGCCGCACACGTAGAAATCACACCAGAATCTACAATGGCTTATGACCACATTTACTTTGGACTACAGCAGTTGATAACTCACGAGCAGTTGAGTTTGCTGTATGACAGTGGTGCAACATATCAGCAAGATTTAAAAAAGTTACGAGATCAGATAATGTACAAAGTTACTGAAATCGTAGATCAAGTTATTATAGACAATGAAGCGAAAGTAGGGTAACTTGGATACATCAGCAGTAGTCTTAAATAAATTACTAACAGAACGTAACCTGGATATCTGGGCCAAACTCAAGTTAGTGTTTTTAGATCCTGCGTATTCTTCCTTGTATAGCGTGGTAAACAAGTACTATGAAAAGTACAGCGCTATTCCGTCGTTCGATGAACTCGAACTAACCTTAAGGGAGGGTCCGGCGTCAAAAACACTGGCAACTCTCCGGTTAACCGAGGTACCAGACGTTTCAGCAGAAGTTGCACTGGACGCACTAATCGACCAGTACACTCAAAGTGAAACGGTAAAATTACTAGATAAGTTCGTAGATAAATTACCCCTATACGACACAAATGAAATAAAAGAAAACTTAGCGACAATTGCGCTAACAATCGAAGAAAAAACTCACACCAGTGAAAAGGTGTTTACAATGGCTGACATGATGATGTTTAGCCATCCTGAAGACTTGGAGCGCGAACGTGTTTACCTTGGCCTTAATAATAGCTTTGACAGTGTTCTTGGTGGGGTTGCTCGCCAGGAACTCATTCTCATTGGGGGTAAGCGGGGCTCCGGTAAATCTATTAGTTGTAGCAATCTTTTTATTAATCAATATGAGTCTGGTAACAGTTGTATTTATTTCAGTATTGAAATGACTGCAAAAGAGACCATGGAGCGTAACTTGGCTATTTTAGCCAATGTTAATCTTCAGAACCTAAAGCAACACAAATTAACAGATGAAGAAGTACTAAGAGTGGTACGTGCAAGAGCAGGAATGTTTGAAAACGCTGATGACACTGTTGGCGAGTTCTTGCGTCATCGTGACAGATTTAAATTTGAAGAAACACTAGTACGTAACTTTCAGTTAAAAGCTGACAACCAAATGATTATTGTTGACGATCGTGACCTGACCCTAAGCAGTATCGACTTGCACATTGGCAAAGCCAAAGCAAAGTTCGGTGACAAGCTAAAGGTTGCGGTAGTTGACTACTTAAACCAAATTGTGCTAGAAGGAAACGATCAGTATGATTGGAAACCACAAATTGAAGTCTCCAAGAAACTTAAAAACTTGGCCCGTAAGTACGAGATCGTTATGGTTAGCCCGTATCAGATCGACAAAGACGGAGAAGCCCGTTTTGCCAAAGGTATTTTGGATGCCGCAGATATCGCACTTACAATGGAAGCTCACGACAAAGAAACCAATGCAGTTTCTTTTGAAACCACTAAGATCCGAGGCGGCAAGGAAATGGCGTTTACATGCCCGATTGACTGGGACACACTACGCATCTCGCCACAGAGCGTGGACAAACCTGCTGCTAAAGAAGCGGTAAAACGTGCAAAGAAAAATAGTGAAGAAGTAGTTGCAGTGCCTGATAGTGGTGCTGATTTACCTTGGAATGCATAATGAGCGACCCAGTACTAGAACTACTACAAAAGAACGGCCTAGGCTATCAAGTGTCGGGTCGTGATTATCTTATCAAATGCTTAAACCCAGAGCATCCTGACTCAAATCCCAGTTTTCGAGTTGACAGGGTGTCGGGAGTTGCCCACTGCTTTGCTTGTGGCTTTAAAACCAATCTTTTTAAGTTTTACGGAGTTTTTACCAACCCCGTACCAATGAAGATTGCACAACTAAAAGAAAAACTAGCAGCACTAAAAGCATTTGGTCAAGAATTAGAATTGCCGCAAGGCTACACACCTTGGACAAAAACATTTCGTGGTGTTTCACCAGCAACATTAAAACACTTTGGTGCTTTTTATACCAATCAAGTTGAAAAGCTACAAGATCGTATTGTGTTCCCTATTCGTGACATTACACAAAAAACAGTAGTGTTTGTTGGTCGCCACACCATGAGTGCCGGTAATCCACGATATATAAACTACCCTAGTGGTGTAAAAATTCCGCTATTTCCTGCACACTTACCCAGTGGGTACTCGTCAATGGTAATAGTGGAAGGTATGTTTGATATGCTTAACTTATACGACAACGGTTGCGAAAACGTTGTTTGCGCTTTTGGTACTAAAACACTTCAAAATGACACAAAACAAAAATTGCTACCATTCCGAGCTCAAGGAATCACGCACATTTACTTGCTTTTTGACGGGGATGCTGCCGGTAACAGTGCCGCCCGTGAACTCAAACCATTGCTCGAAGCAGAAGGCTTTGTTGTTGAAATCATCGACTTACCAGACGGCACAGACCCAGGCGAATTAGATGCCGAAAATGTGCGAAGTATTGCAGAGTATGTAAACAAATGAGCACAAAAGAAGAATATTTAAATTCGCTGCCCGCTGAACGCATTAAACAGCTGCGTGATGAGTGGAAAGATATATGGCTACAGCGTCCACATTACTGGATAGCTGAAACAGAGTACAAACTACTTGATCGTATTTTAGCAGCCAGAGAACAAAAACAAACTTGAACTATTAGCCCAGATACGCTATAATAAAGTATCACAAGGATTATTACATGAAAATTGCGTTAATTGACAAAGCACCTAATCGTACTAGATACACAGACTACTTTCAGTTTGAATTTGACCACTACCATATGAGTAGTGTACCAGTTACAAAACTACTGAAAAAAGATGTGGACTTAGTAGTTGACTTGGAGCCTTACGACTTTGTTATCTTAGTAGGTGCAGAAGCCGCCAAGGAATACGCCAAGATTACGTCAGTAACAAACATGGCTGGACAACTAGTAGACGATAAATTTATCGCCATTAGTAATCCAGCTATGCTGGCGTTTAAGCCAGAAGGCAAACCAGACTTTCAACGTGCTTGCGATAAAATTCACAAGTACGTAAGTGGAGAACTAAAAGCCACCAAAGTGGTTGGCGACTATGCAGGTATTCAAGATACCGCAGAAGCCAAGCGTTACTTGCAGGAAATCTTAGACAATGCCCAAGGCTATGTTGCTTGGGACACGGAAACAACTGCACTTTACCCTCGTGATGGTTATGTGCTAGGCTTGTCATTAACCTACAAAACTCATCAGGGCAGGTACATTGAAACTGACTGCTTAGATGAAGAATGTATTGCACTGCTGCAAAAAATTGCTGATACATTCCATCCAGTGTTTCACAACATGAAGTTTGACTTCAAGATGATTAAGTATCATCTTGGCATCGACTTTCCACGTAGTCGTGTACATGACACAATGGTAATGCACTATGTGCTGGATGAAACTGATAGTCATGGTTTGAAGCCTTTGGCCCTAAAGTACACCGATTACGGCGATTACGATACACCGCTAGACGAGTACAAAAAAGCATACTGTGCACAGCATGGTATGTTGCAAGAAGATTTTACTTACGACTTGATTCCGTTTGATGTAATCAGCGAATACGCGTCGATTGACACTGCGGTTACTTTTGATCTATTCCACAAGTTCTGGCCTATTGTTCAAGCCAACCCCAAGCTACGCAAAGTCTATGAAGAAATCCTGATTCCTGGTACACTGTTCCTAATGGACATGGAAGAAGTAGGTATTCCTGTTAGCCGTGAGCGTATGGCAGCTGCTGAAAAGTACTTGGACAGTGAAATTGAAGAAGCCAAAAAGCTGGTTTACAGTTTTGATGCGGTAAAGCAGTATGAAAAAGATTCCGGAAAAATATTTAACCCCAACTCAGTTATGCAGCTTCGTGTTGTGTTATTTGATTATTTGGGACTCAATCCTACTGGTAAAAAGACTGCTACCGGAGCCGTCTCAACCGATGCAGAAGTGCTCGGTGAGTTGTCCGAAGAGCATGCATTGCCAGCGGCGATTTTAAAGGTACGTCAACTTGGCAAGATTCAAAATACCTATATTTCCAAGATTTTACCGGAAATTGACCGTGATGGTCGTATCCGTACAAATTTTAATCTTATCTTTACTACTAGTGGTCGCCTGTCTAGTAGTGGCAAGTTCAACGCTCAGCAAATACCTAGGGACAACCCTATTATCAAAGGTTGCTTACAGGCTCCAGCTGGCTATAAAATTGTATCGCAAGACTTGACAACAGCTGAAATGTACTATGCTGCTGTGTTGTCAGGCGACAAGAACCTGCAAAAGGTATTCTCCAGCGGTGGCGACTTTCACTCAACAATTGCTAAAATGGTGTTTTCACTGCCTTGTCCAGTTGAAGATGTTAAAAAACTATACGGCAATATGCGTCAGAGTGCTAAGGCTATTTCATTCGGTATTTTGTACGGTTCAGGTGCTAACAAAGTTGCCGAAACAGTTACCAAGGGTCTACCTGAAGGTGAAACCTATCCGGTTGAACAAGCCCGTGATGATATCAAAGCATACTTTACAAAATTCAACAAACTAAAACAGTGGCTAAATGACAGAAAACAGTTTATTGAGCAAAACGGATACACTTATTCCTTTTTCGGCCGCAAACGCAGACTACCTAATGTGTTTAGCTCAGATAAAGGCATTGCAGCTCACGAAGTCCGTAGTGGAATCAACGCAGAAGTCCAAAGTCTCGCCAGTGACGTTAACTTACTTGGAGCTATGCGAACAGCAAATGAGATTTCAGCAAAGGGCTTAGATGCTAAAATCTTTATGTTGGTTCATGACTCGATTGTTGCGCTTGTAAAAGACGAAGATGTGGTGGAATACTGCGAGATCCTAAAGCGTAACACTCAGCACGAATGGGGCTGTGAGATTCCTGGCACACCTATTGGTGTTGACCAAGACGTTGGCAATGACTACAGTTTTGGTGACTGGGAAAAGTTCTATGAATTTAACGGAAATAACCTGGCCCGTGTTCAAGCTGGGTGAGCGTGAGCCTCAACAGCGTGATGGTGTGGTATACTACTTGGTTAACTATGTTGACGAACAAAACCAGCCTGCTGTTAGCTTTAAAGTTGTAGACGATAAATCGGTGCCTGGTGCAACACTAGGATTACGTCGTCTACAACTAAAATCGCAGGACGAAAAGCTGTTTGCAATTCGCACTGCGGTTTATTTTTTAGCAGACTTGGTTAAGTTGGCAAAATCAAAGACTTGGTTTATTGATAGTAGCGGACACGTATTCCAGTACAGAAAAACGCTACGCGCCAAACTAACAACAAAGAAGATAAAACAAGTTTTACCTGCAGATGGTCTAGGGTGTGTTGTTGAATTATGTGGCATTAGTTCACGATTTAAATGTATGCGACACCCAGGTGAGTTCGAAAGTTATGCCAGAGTGTTGCAGCACGGCATGGGATTTATTTTTTATGGCTTTTGTGAAAAACTAGAGCCAGATAGTTGGAGAATGGTCTAATGCCTAAAGCAGTAATATCAAACCGTATTTACATGGATAATCCTGGTGTGGAACATACCAAAAAGATTATTAGTGCACTTACGTACAAAATCAAAAAAGACACTGGCGCTAAAAAGTTCTCACCAGTAGAAACTATCAAAAACTACAAAGTCCTGCCAAAAGGTATACTCAGCATACCGCAAGGCAGACTAGATTTAGTGCCCGAAGACTATGAAATCATTGATAAACGAGTGCTTGAGGATGTGCCTTTCCCAACGCCTAAATTTGGTTTACGACCCGAACAGCAAGTGGTTTATGACCCAATCGACGACACCTGCTTTATCAATGCCCTTGTGGGATGGGGAAAGACTTTTACAGCCTTACACCTTGCACACAAGTTTGGACAAAAAACTCTTGTTATCACCCATACCGCAGCACTTCGAGACCAGTGGTGCGAAGAAGTCGAAGTGTTATTCGGGATACAACCAGGCGTTATTGGTGGTGGACGAGTTGACCACGAAGACCACTTTATCACAGTGGCCAATATACAGACGCTCAGCAAACACACTGGTGACCTGGCTAAGGAGTTTGGGACTATTATCTTGGACGAAGCCCACCACTGTCCTGCCACTACATTTGCACAAACAGTGGACGCTTTTCATGCTCGTTACCGAATCGCCCTTAGTGGCACAATGATTCGCAAAGACGGCAAACACATCCTATTCGGCGACTACTTTGGCCCACTAGTCTACAAACCGCCACAGTCGCATACACTAACACCCACAGTGCACATTGTTAAAAGTGGAATTACGCTTAAACCTGGCGTGCCTTGGGTTGAAAAAGTAACAGAACTACTAGAGTCTGAAAACTACCGACAGTTTATTGCTGGCCTTGCACAAATGCATATTAGCAATGGTCATTCGGTACTGGTTATTGCAGATCGAGTAGAGTTTCTACACAAAGTAAAGGAATACATTGGTGAAGATTGCGCGGTTGTTACAGGCGACACCGAATACGAAGAACGACAACTTGTTAAACAGCAAGTGCTCTCAGGAGAGAAAAAAGCCATTTGCGGTAGCAGGCAAATCTTCTCAGAAGGCATATCTATTAACAGCTTGTCCTGTGTTATCCTAGCTGCTCCAATGAGCAATGACTCACTGCTAGAACAAATTGTGGGTCGTGTACAACGTATGCATGACGGCAAACTAGACCCACTAGTAGTGGACATTAACTTTGCTGGATATGCAGATAAGAAACAAAATAATGACAGGCTTGCGCTTTACTTACGTAAAGGCTGGCAAGTAATAACGGTATGACAAATTTACACTTGTCAAACGTTGGTCAATGTAGTATAATATAGTCTTAGCAACACATTATGGCCCTATTCTTCAACTTAGAACTACTGGAGTCTGAAACCAACTGTGACCCTAAATTAATGCTTTTAATGTTGGAACGGCACTTTGGCAAAAAACTAATACCGAAAAACCATCGCGACACAAATAATTACCGCAACCTTGTCGGACACAGTTTCTTGTTAGATGCCGCTTCACTTTTTGACGACCCCACGGATATAGCTTTTAAAGCACAGTATATTCGATTAGCAGGCCGGAGGGACTATAGCTTATACAGATTGTACAAAGTTACTTACCTAGACTTAAGTTATTTTAAAGACCTAGACTTAAACACTATTGCATTAAATCCCCTGCTCCAAATAAAACAAAACAAAATATATTTCAAATACGAGAATTAAACATGGCAATTTCATTTAAAAATACCAAAGGCAAAGCACAATCCAACAAAGTTGAGGCTTTTGAGTACAAAGACGGCGAAAATACAGTTCGCCTAATCGGTGGTGTTCTTCCACGTTACATCTACTGGCTAAAAGGCGCAAACAACAAAGATATTCCAGTTGAGTGCCTTGCTTTTAGCCGTGACAAGGAAAAGTTTGACAACTTGGAAAAAGACCACGTTCCAGCATTTTTCCCTGACTTGAAGTGCTCATGGAGCTATACAGTTAACTGTATTGACCCAAAAGACGGTAAAGTAAAAGCCCTGAACTTGAAAAAGAAACTGTTTGAGCAGATTGTGTCAGCAGCAGAAGATCTTGGTGATCCAACCGATCCAGACACTGGCTGGGATGTTGTGTTCAAGCGTAGCAAAACAGGCCCATTGGCTTTTAACATCAGCTATGACCTCTCAGTACTGCGTTGCAAGCCACGCCCACTAACCGAAGCCGAGCGTGCAGCAGCTGCTGAAGCCAAGTCCATTGACGAAAAGTACCCACGTCCAACTGAAGCCGAAGTGCTGGCACTGTTGGAAAAGATTACCACAAACACTGAAGACGGTGACTCAGGCGACGAAGCCGAGCAAGAAGCTGTTAAAGAACTAGGTTAAAAACACGTAGCCCGCTAAAGGTAAAAGCTTAGCGGGCTATTTTGTCTCGTATAATATGAAAATACTTTTTACAGCAGATGTACACATAAAACTAGGTCAGAAAAACGTTCCGCTGGATTGGGCTAAAAACAGATTTAAGTTGTTTATTGAGCAGTTTGCAGAAATGCAAAGTGAAGCAGACTTAGTGGTAATAGGCGGTGACGTTTTTGACAGATTGCCAACAATGGACGAAGTAGAACTTTACTTTGATTTTGTAGAGTCATTTACTAAGCCAACACTGATCTATCCTGGCAATCACGAAATGTTAAAGAAAGATACAACTTTCTTAACGCACTTAAAAAAGTCCACACATCGTTTAAACCCACTGGTAAGTGTGGTTGATGAATACTACTCAAATGATGTGGTTGATATTATTCCTTACAACAAGCTAAAAGACTTTGAGAAAAACGGCTGTGCGCTAAACAACAAGATTCTTTGCACACACGTTCGTGGCGAGATTCCGCCGCACGTTAAACCAGAGCTTGATTTGGCTCTTTTTGATCGCTGGAATGTAGTTTTAGCAGGTGACTTGCATAGTTATGAAAATTCTCAAAGAAATATTCTATACCCTGGTAGTCCTTATACTACTAGTTTCCATCGTTCCAGGGTTGATACCGGTGCTATTTTGCTTGATGCTGGTAGCTTGGAGCATAGGTGGCTTAAATTCAACTTGCCGCAACTCATTAAACGAACAATCGCCGCAGACGAGACGCCAATTCCTACAGACTTTGACCATACCGTCTACGAAGTCCAAGGCGATATGCAAGAACTCGGAGAATTAGCCGATTCAGAACTGATTGCCTCAAAAGTTATCAAGCGTGATAGTGATTCAGCACTAATGCTTGACCCTGAAATGTCACTAGATCAAGAAGTACGCGAGTACTTAACTTACATACTAGAACTACCAGAACCTACTGTAGATAAAGTTTTAAAGGAAATGCAAAATCATGCAGAAAAACTCTCCTAAATCAGCGCAAGTATGGTCACAAACTAACTGCCCAGCTTGCACAGAAGCCAAGCGTTTGCTAGATCAACTTGGCGTACAAATCGAAGAACGTATGTTAGGCGTTAACGGTTACACTAAAAAAGACTTAATTGATGTGGTTCCGCATGCACGTAGTGTTCCACAGATTTTTGTAGACGGTGAGTACGTAGGCGGCTTGCAAGAATTAAAACGAAAACTCCTAAATGATAACAATAAAAACACTAGCATGGTCTAATGCCTTTAGTTACGGCGCAGACAACACAATCGACTTTTCAGCAGCACAATTAACACAGCTAGTAGGTAAAAACGGTCACGGTAAAAGTTCTATAGCACTTATCCTAGAAGAAGTGCTGTTTAACAAGAACTCAAAGTCAATTAAAAAAGCAGATATTATCAACCGCTATGTTGACGACAAACACTATGAAATTTCACTGGTGTTTGAAAAAGACGGTGTAGAGTACACAATTAAAACTCGCCGTGGCTCAACACAAACTGTTAAGCTGTATCGCGGTGAAACAGATATTAGTGCACACACAAGCACACAAACCTACAAAGCTATTGAGGACATACTAGGCTTTGACCACAAAACTTTTTCGCAGATTGTTTATCAGTCAAATGCAGGTAGCTTAGAGTTTTTAACAGCACCTGACACAGCACGTAAAAAGTTTTTAATTGAAATCCTAAATTTAGGCAAGTATACTCAGGCACAAGAAGTTTTCAAAGAAACTGCACAAGAACTAAGCAAAGACATTGCCAAAGTCCAAGCGCAAGTCTCCACTGTAAACAGCTGGCTAGACAAATACGCTAAAACTGACTTAAATCCAAAGCCGCTGCAGCCTGTTCCCACTATTCCGGATGACTTGGTAACTGGCAGTGCAGAACTAGAAGCTCAGATCACTGGTCTTGACTCTATTAACAAAAAGATTACGCAAAACAATACTTACCGCCAAGTACAGTCCAAGATCAAACTATTCCCCATTCCTGAAAAGCCTACTGAAGATTTAAAGCCACTGGTTTTGGAAAGTGCACAACTAGATAAACAAGTGGTTGAGCACTCAAAAACAATTCGTGATTCGCAAGCATTTGTTAAAAAGATTGCTGCACTGCACGGAACGTGCCCAACTTGTTTGCAAGAAATTGACGAAGCTAAAATTGCTGAATTAGTAGCTGAGCAGCAAACTATTCAACAAAGTGCTGAAGCAAGTAATGTTATCTTAACAACACGTATAGGTGACTTAGATCTGCTACGTGCAGATATTGCCAAGCGTATGCAAGTATGGGATTCAGCCAACAAATCCCGTGAAGAGTGGGAAAAGTACCATGCACTAATAGACCCTGAGTTAGGTGAAGATCTACTAGACAAAAATGAGCTAGACTCGAAGTTTAAGGCACTACAAACGGCAATCAGCAACTTAAAAACTGCAATTGCACAAGCTGAAAAGCATAACTTAGCTGCTAGTGCACATAATGCTCGTGTAGAGTCATTGAGTGCACAAATCACAGAAATGAATGCTGAGTTAGAAACTTACAGTAACAACTTACATGAGCTATCAGAGCGCATGAGTATTGTTAATGTACTAACTAAAACTTTTTCAACAACTGGATTAGTTGCTTACAAAATTGAGTGCTTAGTCAAAGACCTGGAAGAAATCACTAACAGCTACTTGGTAGACTTGTCAGACGGCCGTTTTCAAATCAGTTTTAAAATATCAGCTAGTGATAAACTAAATGTTGTTATCACTGACAATGGTCGTGACATTGAAATGCTTGCACTAAGTGGTGGTGAACGTGCCCGTGTAAACGTAGCCACACTGCTTGCAATTCGCAAACTAATGCAGACCCTAAGTTCGAGCAGAATTAACTTGCTAATACTAGATGAAACCGTTGAAGCACTTGACGTAGACGGCAAAGAGCGACTAGTAGAAGTTCTACTGCGAGAAGAACATTTAAACACCTTTTTAGTATCACACGGATTTACACATCCACTGCTGGAAAAGGTAAATGTTGTTAAGCACAACAACATATCACAAATCGAGGTATAACATGATTAAAATTGAACGAAGCACGGCAACAAATGCTACAATAGTGCGAAATGGTAAGCGCCAACCAGCAACACTAAACATGACTATTAGTGAGGAAGAATTGGCAAGTCTAACAGCTGACAGCGGCAGTATTTTGTACAGCGTGGATGAAATGGAGGTTAAAACCATTGACTTTCAACCAGCCAAACAGCCCGCTCCAGCACCAGTTGTTGACGCAGTACCAGACCCCGCCACTATTGTTACCGCCCCGCCTGGCAAGCAAATCATTCAACCTGCACGTAAAACTGCCAAAACACCGCAAGCGTAATGGTCGTTGATGCACGTGCAAAAGGTGCACGTACCGAAACTGTAGTACGTGACCTACTACGCAAACATACCGGTTTAGGGTGGGAGCGCATACCTGGTAGTGGGGCACTGGACGCAAAACACTTGTTAAAAGGTGATTTGTATATTCCAGGCCGCACTAACCTGTGGTGTGTTGAAGTAAAAGGTTATGCCGAAGATCACCTTACCTCACAGTTGCTTACATCCAAAACTCCACAGTTAATAGAGTTTTGGCAGCAAACTATACGTCAAGGCCAGCAAGTTGACAAAAAGCCCCTGTTAATATTTAAATTTAATCGTAGCAAAATATTTGTGGCTTTTGAAGATATGCCTAATTCACAAAACTATCGTTGTATTTACTACAATCACGAGTCGCATGAGTTTTATGTTGCACTACTAGAAGACTGGTTGCAACATGAGCACCCGGAATTTGTAACTTGAAGCAAACAAAATTTATTCCTTGACAATGATTGTTATATGTAGTATAATAGTTCATACAAAGGAGATTTATGCAAAAATCAGGCATATATAAATTACTGTTTAAAACCGGGGCTTTTTATATAGGCCAAACCGTAAATTTAGATATACGAAAAAAAGAGCATTATAGATTATTACTACTAGGTAATCATCATAACTACAAAGTTCAAGAATTATACGATAAATTAAAAGAGTTGCCGGAATTTATAGTAGAAATAGAGTGTAACACTTCAGAACTAAATACCCATGAAAATGCTTTAATTGATTTAAGTAATAATCTTTGCTTAAACATTAAAGCAGGCGGAGACTCTAATTTTGGATATAATGCGCTTACTTCCAAATATCTTAGTTCTGATATAGAGTTAGTTTTTTTACTACTTGTAGAAAATCCTGGAATTCTTCACAAAGAAGTAGCAGATTTTGTAGGTATAGATATTAATACTGTTCATGATATAAGTGCTGGAAGAAACAGAGCCTTTACGGAAATGAAAGAACTCTACCCCGAAAAGTACGATAAGCTGATAAGACAAAAAGCCCCTAATACTAGGGGTAAAAGTACAGTAGTATTACAGCATGTGGACGGTAGAGTAGTTAAACTAATATCTGGTAAATACTCGGAATTTTGCAGAACTAATAATATACAAACATCTAATTTATCAAAAGTAATAACAGGAAAAAGAGCTTCAACCATGGGCTGGAGTTTAGTAGAAAAATATGAAAACATTTAAACAGGTTACAGAATCTGATGGTACTCTGCTAATAGTGGACGCTATCAACCTAGGTTTTCGTTGGAAGCACAGCGGAGCCGTAGACTTTGCGGAAGACTACATAAAAACAGTTGAAAGTCTTAAAAAGTCTTATAAGGCAGATAAAGTAATCATAGCTTGTGATAAGGGATCTAGTTCTTATAGAAAAACGCTAAGTCCTGAATATAAGCAAAATCGAAAAGACAAGCAAGCTCTACAAACAGAGGCCGAAGCCGCTGCTTTTGCACTGTTTTTTGAAGAGTTTGAAAGAACTATGGCACTTATTGAAGAACAAGGAAAATATCCTGTTCTTCGATTTCAGGGCGTAGAAGCTGATGACATATGTGCTTATATCTGTAGTAAAGTAACTAATAGAAATATTTGGTTAATTTCAAGTGATAAAGACTATGATCTTTTAATTAGGCCTGGCGTTAGCCGATTTAGTTACGTTACACGCAAAGAAGTTACCATTGACAACTGGAATGACCATTATGATTTCAATCCTGAAGATTACATTAGTATTAAGTGCCTTACAGGTGACAGCGGCGATAATGTTGCTGGCGTCCCTGGCATTGGGCCTAAACGAGCAGTTTCACTTGTGGCTGAGTACGGCAGTACTTACGACATTATTGCAAACATTCCACTACCCGGTAAGTACAAATATATTCAAGAACTAAACCAGTGCCGCGACTTGTTGTTACTTAACTACCAGCTAATGGACTTGGTAACACACTGCCGCGAAGCTATTGGTGAAGAAAACATAGCCGAAATCGACCAAACACTAGAACTTTACTTAAAATGAGCAATTATATTAATATTAACCGAGACTACGACCACAATCGTGGAGTAGCAATAACCCAAGTACTGGATTGTCAATTACAGCCAGGAGCACAACTTCCAAAGCGTGCACACCCCACTGATGCAGGTGCAGATTTATTTGCATTTGACTCACATGAAATTTATCCTGGCGAACAAAAACTTGTTGATACAGGAGTAGCCATTAAAATTCCAGAAGGCTATGGGGGCTTTATTTTCAATAGGAGCTCGCAAGGGAAAAAAGGCATTACAATCCCACATTCGGTTGGAGTCATTGATTCTGATTATCGTGGAAATTTAAAAGTTTTGCTAAAAAATATTGGCGAAGACCCTTATGTTATCGAGCCCGGCGACCGAATTGCTCAGCTAGTGGTTATGCCAGTATTGCTGCCGGAATTTAAGGATATTTGGAATGACACACAACGAGGTACTGGCGGATTTGGCAGTACCGGACAATAACGAGAAAGATATTAGATGACAGCAGTAAGCACACGAGCACAAGTAATCACACGTCGTACATATAATCGCCCTACCTCAGACGACGGTAAAGAATTTGAAACATGGCAAGAAACAGTAGCCCGAGTTATTGACCACCAGCAGTGGTTGTGGGAGCGGGCAGTAGGTCGTGACTTAAACGACGTTGAGTACGCAGAACTGTATGATCTGGAACAGCTAATGCTAGATCGTAAAGTGCTAATGAGTGGACGTACACTTTGGCTTGGTGGCACAAACGTAGCTAAAACTCGTGAAGCATCACAGTTTAACTGCTCGTTTACACACGTTGAAACTATTTATGACGTAGTAGATGTGCTATGGCTGTTGCTACAAGGTTGTGGCGTTGGCTTTAAACCAATTGTTGGTACGCTAAACGGATTTTCAAAGCCAATTAAAAATATCAGGGTAGTGCGTAGTACCCGTACTGAAAAAGGTGGTAATGAGCACAATACCGAAACTTGGGATGCTGAAACAAAAACTTGGACTATTCAAGTCGGAGACAGTGCAGAAGCTTGGGCAAAGTCTATTGGCAAGCTGCTTGCGGGTAAGTACCCTGCTGATACTTTGGTTCTTGATTTTAGTCAACTACGACCTGCTGGTGAAAGGCTAAAAGGTTATGGATGGATTAGCTCGGGTGATAGTGCTATTAGTACTGCTTATACCGCTATCGCCAATATACTTAATGGTCGTGCTGATAGTCTGCTTACTCGCATGGATATCCTTGATATTGTTAATCATCTTGGCACCATTCTTAGTAGCCGCAGAAGTGCTGAAATCGCACTTTTCGATTATGACCAGCCGGAGTGGGAAGAATTTGCAGTAGCCAAAAAAGACTGGTGGTTGCACAACAATCAGCACCGCACACAATCAAACAATTCGCTAGTATTTAAAAAGAAGCCGCTAAAAGCTGACTTAGAACGCATTTTTGCAATGATGACTGAGGCAGGCGGTTCGGAACCTGGATTTATCAATGAAGTTGAAGCACTCCGACGCGCACCGTGGTTTAAGGGAGCCAATCCATGCGTTGAAATCTTACTCGGTAATAAGGCTTTCTGTAACCTTACCGAAACTGACATTGCCAAGTTCAAAGGCGACACTGCCGGTTTGCACAACGCTATACGACTGGCAGCTCGTGCCAACTACAGACAAACCTGTGTTAATCTTCAGGACGGCATTCTTCAAGAATCTTGGCATCTTAACAACTATTTCCTACGACTTTGCGGTGTAGGCTTAACAGGTATTGCAATGCGTCCTGATATGGGCTCATACGATTATGAATACCTAAAGCGTACTGCTACAAGTGCCGCAGTTGGTATGAGTTTAGAGTTGGGTTTACCTGCTCCTAAAAATGTAACTTGTATCAAGCCGAGCGGTACACTAAGCAAGATCATGGATACAACTGAGGGTGTGCACAAACCACTAGGAAAGTATATTTTCAATAATGTTCAGTTTAGCAAACATGACCCGGTGGTTGAAAAGCTACGTCAAGCGGGTTACCGTGTTATTAATCATCCTGTTGATGATTCTGGAGTTCTTGTTACGTTCCCAGTAATGTGGGATGGCGTTCCGTTTGATAAGGTTGATGGCAAAGAAGTTAACCTAGAGTCGGCTGTTACGCAATTGGAGCGTTACAAGCTGCTGCAAACTTCTTGGAATCAGCAAAACACATCAGTAACTATTAGTTATGATCCAGGTGAGATTCCTCAAATCATTGATTGGTTGCTAGACAACTGGGATTGTTATGTTGGCGTGAGTTTTATTTACCGCACAGACCCAACAAAAACTGCCAAAGACTTAGGTTACCTATACCTTCCACAAGAAGTTGTAGACGAACAAACTTACCGCGAGTATGTTGCCACGGTTACAGACGTTGACCTAAACAACACCAACTCATTTGATGAAATCACCGATGCTGAATGTGCAACCGGAAGTTGCCCTATTAAATAATATGATTTTAAATTCAACAGAACTAACATTTAAAATAACTATTGAAGAAGCTAACTTAATATTAGCAGGTCTACAAGAGTTACCAGCTAAAGCATCTAACCCTCTGACTGCAAAGATTCAGCAACAAGCTCGTGAGCAATTAGCTGAACCGGATACACCAGAAACCGAGCAATAATTTAGCCAAAAGAAAAGCCCCCGCATCAAAAGATTCGGGGGCTTTTTTGTCGTCAAAATTTCATAGCCTGCATCTGTGCTGTTGCCCAAAAATATCCAGCATAATTTCTTATTACCGTGCATTTTTGCTCCTGGAACCCTAAAAGTAAGGTTGCAGTACATACCATTTTGTTGTATAATTATATCAGTTCTTAAATTTTAAGGGCTGCGCGATGATACGCAGTATCATATACATCCACTACAGGAATTTTATACACTATGGATGATACAACGACTGGCGTACCTATTTCTACAGCGGCAGCTGAAGAAGCAATGGAAGCGCTTAAAAAACAAGCTAGTTTTGCGGAAGATTATTACAAAAAACTAGCATCTCAAGTTAAAGAAACTTTTAAGGAAGATAAAATGGCAGAAATTATGACACCCGGTGGTATTATGATGGGCGGTGGCGGCGGAGATATGTTTGGTGCTGGTGGCGGTTTAATCGGCGGCCTTATCCTAGGCAGTCTACTACGCAACAACGGAAACTTATTTGGCGGTAATGGTGATGGTAACATAGGTGCAGTGGCTACACAAGCTGGTGTACAAAGCGTTGTTAACCAAAGCGCTATACAACAAGAACTAGCAGACCTAAAAGCTGCTGTTCCATTAGCCGAAGCTAGTCTACAAGCTGCACTAGCAGCACAACAAAACGCACTACAGCAAAACATTTTTCAAGCACAAACTGTAACTCAAGCAGGTTTTGCCGCTCAAGTACAAAACTTAAATCAAATTGAAAACAACGTTCTACGTGAAACAGCTGGAATTAACGCAAGTATTGCTAATGTTGATCGTAACATAGCGGTTCAAACAGGCGTGTTAACTGCTGCTGTAAAAGATGACGGCGAAAAAACTCGTGCACTAATTACTGCACAGTACGAGGCAACTCTAAATCGTCAACTTAGCGATGCTAATGCAGAAATTATTGCACTTCGCAACAAGCAAGAACTAGCTGCTGCAACTCGCGGTGTTGAAGTTACTACAACTAACAACATCAACCAGATGCAACAACAACAGCAACAACAGCAACAGTATGGCCAACTGGCCAATTTGATCTGGACTCTAGGTCAAAACATTCAAAACAGCAATGCTGCAATCAACGTTGGAAGCGGTACACAAACTGCTAACCCAGCAAACACTAATACTAACATTCGTTAATTAGGTAAAGCCCCCAAGACCACAAGTCGTGGGGGCTTTTTTGTTAAGGAACTAATATGCAATATCAAACAATGCCTTTTGGTTGGCCTTTACCAAATTACTTGACATTACCTCCAATAATCGATGACCGAGATTTGTTTATAAACAGTGTGGTAAACGGCGGCGCAGGTATGCCAGGACCCACAGGGCCCACAGGACCTACCGGACCCCAAGGCGAAGCAGGTGTAGCAGTTGCATCAGCAGAAGTAACCCCTAACCCAGGAGACTTATTAATACTGTTAACTGATGGTACTATAATTAATGCAGGACCTGTAATCGGACCACCTGGACCACCTGGACCACCTGGACCACCTGGACCTGGTGGTGGTTGTGTTTGCAATACCACAACCATTACTGAGGACTATTGTGCTACAGAAACCGATTGCTATATTGGTGCACAACTAAAAGAAAAGGCAACGGTTACATTACCTAAGTCAGTGCCTGACGGTACCAAGTATGCAATCAAATTAGAATTTGGTGCACCAGTTGGTAATCGAAAATTAACCGTACAACCAGAATCACCAGCACTAATAAACGGCGTTACTGCAATTACCATGACGACTCCTTATGAGTCGCTTAATGTAATTTACAGCAATGGTAACTGGTGGACAATCTAAAGGAATAAAAATGGAAGATTTAAAAATGGCGCTTAAACGCGCTTTTGCAACAACTTATGCGTTTTTAGTAAAAGCTGAAAACTTTCACTGGAACGTAACAGGCCCGGACTTTTTGCAGTATCATGAATTGTTTGGCAAAATATACGACGAGGTAGATGATGAACTTGATGATTTTGCTGAGCGCGTTCGCGCTATGCGTTGTTATGTGCCTGCTAGCTTTTCACAGTTATCAGAGCACTCGGCGATTGCAGATACTTTGGAAGTGTTACCTAAAAATGAAATGCTGCGCACGCTATACGTTGACAACGGAAAAGTGCACGTAGAACTATTAGCAGCCTATGCTTTAGCAGAACAATATGCTGAACACGGTTTAAGTGCTTTTCTAAGTGAACGTATTGACGAACACCGCAAACACGGTTGGATGTTATACTCATCAATGCAACCATAAAAAAACCCGCAACTAGTAATGGTTGCGGGTTTTCTTTTATTGTGTGTCTTCTAAGCTGTCTTCGTCGTCTACATCTTCGTAGTCGATTACGTCTTCTGGTGCTAGTTCGTGGAATACTAGTACTAGTATATCGCGATATGGTTGTTCCACCAAGTGCAAGTCTAGTAAGTAAGTATCCAAGTGGTTGTTGCGTAGCAGCTGTGCATGGTACATAAACTGACCAAAAGCATCTAGCTCTTCTGAAATGTACTCATTGGCGTAGTCTTCTAGCGTTTGTGCAGCAGCCATCAACATTGTGTGTGGAATCTGCGATTTGGTTACAGTTACCAAGTGCAGTGCTTTGGCTTCACGTGCACGCATAATTTGATTACGCTTGGCTGTGCTCCATGAGTAGCCACCGTCGCCGCCCCACAAATCCCAAGCTACACGACCTTTGCTTGGAAAACCTTCTTCACCGCTGCGAAAGCCCGTTGCTTTTTTGTCTACTTCATGTCTTGCAAAAAACGAGTACATTCGTAACACAACGCTCTCACTTAGCGGTTCACGGTCTTTTAATTGATTAGCAC